AAAGAAATTCCATAAGTAATACCATTTGCCATATCACATATAAATATAGGTTAGGTTTTTTTTAAGTAAAAATTACATTAAATAAAAAATCCCGACCTATCTTGAAAAAACACATCGGATATTTTTTTTGTCCTATGACGATGATTTATATTTATAATAACCGATTTTATAAACCCATATCATCAATGAATTTTTTGTGGGATTTTTTGTAAGAAGATTTACTTTCGTCATACGCATCGGTTGTATATTGCCAATTCCAATATAGTTTTTTATTGGGTTTGAATCCATAGAATTTATGAACCTCCATTTGGGTTTCTGTGACATTTTCACCATTCCAATTTTGACCAACACAAATAAAACCTGTTTCAATATCTTTAACAATATTTTTTTCACCTAAAGTGGTATGCATGTTTTCAATCCAATTTAATCTTTCTATTAGATTTTGATAAAACATATTGGCTTGTCCCCACCTTACTGAACTAAAGAATACCACAGCGTCTGATTCAAATAATTCTTTACTGATCTTCCATAATTCATCAGTTTTATTATTTAAACTTGCCCAACACCTATGATGACCTGAAGGATTTTTTTTATTATCTTTTAATAATGATTTTAATACACCACAACTATTCCCTTCTTCCCTTGAAACATTACCCTCACAAGGAAATATTTTAAGTTCTGACACATCCATAAATACAGATTTTTTTCCAAGTTCCTCATTCAAATACATTGCAAGTATCTTTGATTTTGGAACGTCTATGTTTTTAGGGTCCCAGTTAAATCTGTTTGAACAACTCAAAAGTAAAACTTTATCTTTTTTTTGTAGAATATCTAAAGTTTGTTTTAATTTCTTGGCTCCGTCTTCTTGGACTAGTTCTTCCAAGAGCATCATTTTTCTAATCTTTTGAATTTCTTCTGAAATAATATTCGACATACAAATAAATAGTTTAGATATATAAAAAAAATCACTAATTTCTTAGTGATTTTTCTACGATTTTATTTCCTTTGACATATTTCGGTTCGTAGGGACAATTTAAACATTTTGATCCACAACAAGAACCCCTCTTAATATGGTAAGATTTGGTCATAACAATTTTTCCGTTTTCATTTTCATAAAAATCAGGTTCAGGAGATTTTTTTGATGTCTCCTGAACATATAATTGTTGTATCCAATCGTTTGATGCATTTACAGTCATAACTATACTATTTCACAGGCTCCACCAGCACAAGCCGCTTCACCACTAAGATTTGTATTGTCTTGTAATTCAATTACTTTTGTTAAATCAACATTTTTTAGTGATTTTAACAATCTTTCAAAATCTTCTTTGTTACAATCTTCAAAAGGTGCCTGGGTATAAGTATGGTTTGAATAAGGTAATACTGATAAGCCGTTGTAAAATTTTCTTGATTTCCACATCCATTCTCCAACTAATTCCCACTCATTTTCTTTGATTGAAACTGTTGCAGATACGTTATGACTATTTTGTCCTGATCTATGCCCTGTTTTAATCCACTCTTTTGAAACTTTTTTAACTCTTTCTAACATCTCAAATACGGACTCATATCGTAAAATTGATCCTTCAGGTGCCATCTGTGGAATTGTAATTACCGCAGTGTCGTGTGGACGGAAGTATTCATCTTCAACAAGTTCGGGGTGATTAATTGCAAGATAAGAATAAATTGCTTCATTTTTTCCAACACGGATTCTTCTTAAATAATAGTCATTATGCCAAGCGTGAATTCCTGATGAAGTTCCCAATACCAAAGATGATGTTCCTGATGGTTTAACTGTGGTTGTTCTTGCAGCCTTATTAATTCCAATAAGTTCAGCGACTCTTTCGTTTTCATCTTTAACTGCCTGTGCGGCCGCTTCCATATCATAACCTAAAACAACTCCTGATCCAATACCAGTCATTCCAACACCAATAAGAGCATCTTTTTCTGTGGTTCTTTTCCATACATCACGAAGATAATGGAAGTCTGTATATCCTGCTTGTAATGTTCCAATGAACGCCGCCCCTTTTACTCTTTTTTCAAAGTCTTCCTGTGATTCAATATCAGATGCGTTTACTTCACATAAATTACAGAATTGGTAAGGACGAAGACCGATTTCACAACAAGGGTTTGTTCCCCAATCTTTATCATTTGATAAATAAATTCCTGGTTCACCTGCTCCTGATAATTCAATTCTTTTCCACAAATCCATAAAATATTCTTTGGTTATTTTGTGACGAAGTAAAACTGCTGAATTGTTTGCTCTTCCTCTTTGTGGGTTTTGTTCCCACCAATTTCCTGATTTACAAGAAATCATTTCTTCATCATCAGCAGAAAACAAACTGATAAGTGCTGCTCTTCTAATACCTCCAGCTAAAACTGCGTCAGCAATATGACATACAATATCGTGAGTTTCGATTGGTGTTAATTTTTCACTATCTTGTTTTGATTCAAATACTTTTGTGATATTATGAATACAATCTTTAAGTGGTTGTGGTCCAGGTGCCTTTCCCCCTGATGTTACCAACAATGCTCCTTTTTGTCTGATGTCAGAAAAATCAAAAATTGGTGTTGATGATTTTAATCCTAAATAAGATTCAATTAATACTTTAATTGCGTCAGCCCATCCTTCGATAGAATCTCCAATCAAATATCTTCTTGTTCTATTTGGGTTTGGTCTTTTAATTTCGGGTAGTTTATCAACGTGATGTTTTTGAACCGAAAAACCAACTCCTGTTCCACCTAAAAGCAAAAACATTGTTTCTGAAAAAGCATCAGCATGATCAATTGGTAAATAAGCACAATTGTAAACTCTGTTTGGTGAAATCTCAATTGGTTTTCCACCAAATTGTAAAGATCTCATAGATGGAAGAATTTTTTTGTCATATACCATTTGATATACTTCCTCAATCTCTTCTTTGATTTGGGGGTATTTTTTTTGGTGCATTTCTTTGTTTCTTGTCACCAACTCTTCCCAAGTTTCTCTTCTGTTTAAGTCAGGGACAAATTTTGCGTATTTCATATACACCGTAATGTCGCTTAATATTCTTTGTGAAATATCCATTTTTTTTTAATTTTTAAAATTGTGATTTAATTATTTACCGGAGATTGTGGCTTTTGTGACTCCTTTTCTTGTCGTTTTTTAATAAGTTCTTTTACCCTTTCTCTTTGTCTTTCTTCTTTTTGTTCTTCAATTCCCAAGAACGTCATTGAACTTTCTGTGTCGATTTCAATCATTGCGTTATCAAATTTACAATTTTCAAACACAATTCCGTCATCCCCAATTCTTGACTTGGTTATCGCGATTGTTGCCAGTTTAAGTTCTTTTTGTTGTAATGTTTTTGCTACCGATATGATTACGTGACCAACTTGTGCCTTTTTAATTGACCCACCCATTTGGTCTGTTGTAACAACTTCTGATGAAATTGATGCCCTATTTCCTTGTGTTGCAGTCCACCCAACAAGATCCATTTCGTGACACATTGCCTCAAATGCTCTCATTACCGAACCTTCACTTTTCCATTCATCACCCAAGTTTTTGTCTGGAACAACACAATCAATATAATCTAAAACCACCATGTCAATTTTAATCCCATCAGAAATAATTTTTCTAATTTGATTTTTGATTTGTAACATAGTCATTGTATCTGAAGGTAACTTTTTCATTATCAACTTATTTGGCATCGACTCTTCAACTTCTTTGACTTTTTTCATTACCTCGTCTTTTTTTCCTGACAAATCGTCAGGGTGAATCTTTGTCCACAACGTGATATGCTTTCTTTGAATAACCTTTGGATTGTCCTCAAAAAAGACTTGAAGGACGTTAAACCCAAGATTAAATGAGTGATTAGCAATCTTTGTTAAAATTGTTGATTTACCCACACCAGTTGGTGCTAAGATTACACCGATTTCTCCTTTAGCCAAACCACCTTTAAGTAGTCTGTCAATACCAGGGATTCCCATAGGAATTGGGTGTCTGTAATCTTCTTCTAACACTTGATCAAGGTTCGAAAATATATCCGTCATTGATGTGTCTTTTGCTCCTACTTGAAGTGCTGTCTTAACCAACTCCTCTAAAGTGTCGTAGTTTTCAAACTCACCTCCGTCAATGATCTTTTGGGCCTGACCCATTACCTTTTGAAGTTCTTGTTGTTTACAGAATTTTAAAGCCTTTTCTTGAACGAAACCTACGCCATCAATAGGTGCATCCTTAATTTTCTTGATTGTGTCCATTACAATCTTGGATGCTAATTCCTGCTGAAGTTCAGATTTAGTTATTTGTTCAAGGGTTTCAAATGATGGTGTGTGATCATATTTTAAATAATATTCCCTCACCATTTGAATGATTATTTTGAAGTATTTGTTTTCAAAATAGTTGTTCTCAATTACATCAATAATAGAATGTGAAAAATCTTTGTCTACTATAATTTGATTTAAAAGTTGTAATTGAAATGTATTTCCTAAATACTCAAAATTTTTACTCGTTGCCATTGTCTTGTTTCTCCTTTCGTATGATAAATACTATTAATTTTTGATAAGTTCGGGATAAAAATAATTAAATTTCTTACCTGAAAAAATGTCAGTAAGACCAGCCATTATCGTTTTTAACTTTGGGCGTAGGTCTACGGTGTATCTTACCTTCGGAGGGTATACTTTGGCATCAAACTGCCTATGACAAATTGTCAGGTCTCCAACCTTAATAATTAAATTAAATTTTTCTGGACCATCCGTAATTGATGTGTTTAAGATTTCGGGATTTTCAAAAATCTCGTATTGATTAGTCAATAAATAACTTACAGATCTCATCTTCAAATCATATTGTAGTTCGTTACACAACGAATTAATATGATCATAAAAATTTTCTGATTTGTGAGCGTTTTTATTGAATCCTCTAACATTAAAAAATCTTTGGACAACAATGTTTTCATTACACATTAACAAAAATTCTACTTTTGTTATTTCTTGTTCTTTCATAGTTTTTTTGGTTTCTACTTTTTGTTTCTAAACTTACTTTTTTCTTTTCTTGATAGTTTTAAAAATGGTTTTAAAAAATTTACCCACGAGTCGTCACCCTTTGGTAAGTATTTAAAGAATCCGTCGTCCATCATCATACGAATTAAATTCCTGTGTCCCCTTCCGTCTGGATCCAACGACTCAGAGTAATACGATCGAACTAACTCTTTTCCTTCTTCGGAAATCAAAGGCTTTGATAAGTCAACTAATTTTTCGTTAATAACAAAAAACTCGTCCCCAAATATTCCCTCTTTTGTTTTTCCACTTAAAAGATTTTTTAAAACCACATTTTCTTTCTGTTCTTTTAATAATTCTTCACCTTTTGTTAAAATATCAGTAATACTAATTTCCTTTTCAAGTATTTCAGGAAATAATTTTACAAAAGTTTTTTCACCAAGATAAAAAATACCATCAATATTATCTGAACTATCACCAGTTAATATTTTATATGTTTTAACATTATAGTGGGGAATCTCTATTTGATCAATTTTAATCGTATCTCCATTCTTATAATACCTTTTTGTTATTGGTGAATAGATTGTCACATCTTTAGAAATAAGTTGTGTAAGGTCTCTATCTGTCGAAAATATTGTTTTACTTTCGTCTTCAGAAATCTGACAATAATAAGCAATCAGATCATCGGCTTCTGAATTTTCAACGTCCAATTGTCTAACAAACATTTCCTCAAGGTATTCTTTAACCCTTTGTTTTTGTTTTAAAAACGATTCTTCTTTAAAATCTTCGGGGTTACTAGTTTTACGATTAAGTTTGTATTTTGGATATAATAATCTTCTTTGTGATGAACTTGTTTCTCCATCCCAAAACACAACTACTTTGTTATAGTTATTCTCGTCAAGGAAACGTTTTAGGGTATTTAGAAAGTGCCAAATACCCCCAACGTGTTCTCCTTTATTAAAGAAATCTCTTACTCCGTGAAATCCGATTTTTAATAGGTTGTTTCCGTCAACCAATAACGTTTTTGACACTTCTTGTCTTTTAAATTATTACTACTCTACTTCTTCTTTTTCTGCTTTCAAATCAAAGTCACCATCGACTCCAATTATTTCTTTCCAATATTCAGCATAATCTTTCTTGTATTGTTCGATTGATGCTTTTTCTTCAGACGCTTCCTTGCCAGGTAAAAAACCGTGTGGTGTTACAATTATTTTCCCATCTTCAAAACCAAGTCCATTGATGTGATTTTTCATAACTGACACTTTTGTTCTTGATGCGAACTTTACAGTTCTTTTGTCTTTTGTTGCTGTAATTTTTGTTGTTCCTGCACCCTTTTGATTACCAAATAAAAATACCAATGAAGAGTTTAACCAAATTGCCTCACCGCCCTTTGCTTTAATCTTGGGTTGTCCAAAAGGATTATCCGGCAACTCCACCCAAGGCTGATTTACGATAATTAAAGTATTTTCGTATTTAGAGTCAGACTTACGTGATCCTGAAATTCTTTGATTGATTCCCATACCGATTTTGTCTGCTAAAACGCTAGCATTATGTTGCTTTCCTCCTTTACCTTCGTAAGTCATTTTACAAGGAACAGATCCAACTGAATCCCACATAATACATAAAGAATAATCCAAATCCCCTTTTTCTTGAGCATCTAATAATTCATTAATGTAATCTGTAATTTGTTCGATGTAATTGAAGTTATTGTTAAATATGTAAAACCCGTCCCATTCTAACTCACCTGTTTCGGTGTCGACAACTTCTTCACAGTCAAAACCCATAAGTTTTGCGTGATCAAAACTCCATTTTTGTTCTGTAATAATAAACACAGGAAGAATACCTTTCTTTTGAGCGTCAACCGCAGTTTTAACAAGTGCTGTTGTTTTTCCTGTATCTGAATGTCCCAAAAACATATTTATATGTCCCATAGCAGGACCAGGAAGTCCCACAGCATCCAAAAAAGGTTGACCCAAATCAAAAAATCTTTGTGGTTTATATTTTGCTGATGTGGAAAATTTCTTTTTTAATGAACTAAAATCATTTTTCTTAATTGCCATAATTTTCTATTTAATTTAATGATAAAAAAAAACACCGACATTGTAAATCGGTGTTTTGATAATACTTTGGTTTTTTTTAGAATGGTAATTCTTCGTCAACCTGATCGTTTGCTTGTGGATCTTCAACTTCGTTAATTGATTTGGATTTTGATCCTCCCATAGAAAATTCTGCGGTTTCATCGTTTGCATAAACATATCCACCTTTTTCAGAATCCCAACGTGGAGTTTCTCCTCTTGCGATTGCTTCAAGATATTCAACAGGTTTTTTTGAATAAACATCTTCCCATGTCATTTCATCTGAAACCCATTCTGTTAATTGATCTTCATCTTTAGAAATTGGTGATGGGTCATCATACATTACAGTTTGAATAACTGTGTAAAATGCTCCTTTTGGTGTTTTGGCTTTGGTTAGTTCCAAAATTAGATCTCGTCCTGTTGTTGGGTCTGTGATATCTCCTTTTGCTTTCCAAATTGGAATAACTTTGTCTAAGATTCCTTCTTGTTTGTAGTTATGTTTGAATCTCCAAAATTTAACTCCATCTTGTTCGTTATCTCGGTCAATAACTTTAACGATATAGAATTTGCGAGCCTTATATTGTTTTGCCAATTCTTTATCAGAATCTTTTCCTGTTGACATAAGTTCTTCATATACCTCATTCAAAGGTGATCTTTCATTGTCATTTTTTCCTGGATCATAGAATTTTTGCCATTTTCCATCCAATGAAATTTCGTGAAACCATACTTCTTTGAAGGGTGAAGATCCGTCTGTTGTTGGTAAAATTCGAACACGTTTTTGTCCTTGTTTTTCGTTCTCTTTCAAAAGAGCTGCGAAATATTTTTTCATTCTTTCTTCTTGTGACATTTTTGAAGTGGAAGAAGAACCACTTTGTTTTGAACTTTCATATTGAGCCAAAACCGCGTCTAAAACATTTGTCGCCATGTAAAATTAAAATTAAAAGTTTATATGTAAAAAGTATAAGGGTATAAAAAGTTATAGTCAAATGGTATTCTTAAAAAAAATATAAGGTCACAATTTGTGACCTTATACCTTACGAATTATATCTATTCAATAATATGTCGTCTTCATCTTCCATTGGTTCATTAAATGATTTTTCAATTTCTGATGGGCTAAAATTTTCAACTTCGTCTTGGGTTAAAACGTATTCGTTTTTTCCTGTTTTTTCCATTTCCTCTTCTTTGTCTTTAAAGAAGTCTGCCAAATTTTGTTTGAATGGTCCTGAATCTAAACTTCTTAATTGTAGTTTTTCTTGTGCCGTTTTTGGTCTATATTTTTCAACTTTAGAATCTAACGAATCTATTTTTTGAACTAAACTATCCATTTCTGACAATTTTTCTTCCATTTTCTTTATTTGACCAAAAAGATTTTCAAAATATTCTTCTTGTTTGTCTGCCATTGTTTTTTGAGAATCAACCAAATCAGTGATGTCCAACTCTTCAGTTTCTCCTTCACCTTCTTCTCCTTCTGCTCCAACCTCTTCAACGTCAGGATCTGCACCAACATCAATTGGTTCTCCTTCAGGAGCTGCTGGTGGTGTTGGGGCTGCTCCTGCGTCAGGTGCTGGGGATGCTCCTGCATCAGGTGATGGGGCCGCTGCCGGATCAACAGGTGGTGGTGGAACGTCTCCAGGTGGTGGTGGAACTTCTTGCTCTGTAATATAGTTGTTGATTGATCTATATCTTGCGATTTCTTCTAATATTTTTTCATCTAATTTCATACTATCCGTTTAATAATGTTTTTATACCATTCTTGGTCTCAACTTGGATTTTTTTAAAAGAATTTTTAGTGTTGTCAACTCTTTCAATTAAACCATCTTTCATTCTTACTGTGTAGCAGTCTCCAGTATCTAAATCACAAACTTCTTTGTAACCATTACCTTTATCCTTCTCTGAAACTCTTGTGTTTTTACCCAAGTAGTTATCTAATATAAGTTTTGTATTCATATATAATTTTTATTATAAATATCTGTATTATTTTATTTAGGACCACAATGATTTAAAAATTTGATAAGCTTTTAAAAATTCTGACCTTAATGATTCAATTTGATTGTTGTCCGCCTCAATTTTAGTATAAACATCGGCGTTTTGATTGATCGGATAATGTAACACATATTGTTTAGCCAAATTATATGGTGGAGAGTTATCACCATATTGTGAAAACTTACTTTCGTCTTGATTCAAGAACGTTGGGATATTTCCAACTTTAAGTAAAACAAACTTTATAAAATCTTTTAAAGATCTAAAAGCAACAATTGGTAAATTTTTATCCGTTCCTCTTGAAACACAAAAATACTTTCTATTTATAAATTCAAAGAAAGTGTCACCATAAACTTCTTGTAAATTTATTGTGCTGTAATTATTTTCATAAGCACTTAGTTCTGTTCCATTATTATTTCCTGAGTCAACAAACACAAATGTAAAAACTGACGCCGCTGTTTGATATGTAGTATCTCCTGTCATATCATATTTTAATTCAATTAAAATGTTTCTTAATTCATTTAAAAATGTTTTTACTGAAATAGATGTTGGTTGTGGAGTATCTACTCCTGTAAAATTATTATACCTACTATTTAATTGATTTGCACAATCTTGATTTTTAGTTAAAGTGTCTTGAGATTGTAAATTCGCAATTGTATTTTGTGCTTGAAACAATACATTTGCAGAATCTTGTTTTTGTTTTGATTCATTTTCTTGTATTTTACTTTGTAATTGTGAAAGAATTTTAACATTTAAGGTTTGTAAAAAATTATCTACTGTTGGTAAACTATAAAAGGGTTGTCTTATTCCTTCAAAAACCGTATTAAATCCATTTTCAGAAACATCGTGACTTACTTTTGTAATCATATATGGTCCAGAAAACATAGGTATATTTCTAATATTAAAATACATCATTGGTTGTATCAAAGCACATCCCATCATATCAACAGAACAACTATAACTTCTATTCTTATATAAATTAAATAATGAAACACTTTGTGTAGATGATCGTCTGTTTTTTTCAACATTGGCCATTTGATCCAAAATCTGTAAAGATTCACTTGTTGGTTTTCCCGGATCTTGTGAAACGCTAAAAGATTTAAATATTTGTTGATTTTCTTTTGTTGGATCAACATTAAAACCAACAACTTTATTTGATTTGTCCCAATCTATTTTGGTTGCTTGATTTTCAATTAAAGGATTATCACTTGCCCTTCTTAAATCAAAAGCATCATCTCTAAATCTATAATCAATATTGTTATTCATATTTAAATGTTCACTTGGCTTACTAACATAGTAACACAAAAATTTTGGAGAACTTTGTCTATAATCAACATTTAAAAAAGTACCAAATAACATATTACCAAATTCCATTGTCCCATCAGGTCTTGGTGTTGGGTTTTTTTGTGCGTCTTGTACATTATAGAAATTAACATATGCCGGTAACATAAAGTGCTGAAAATTGTTTTCAACTAAAATGGTCGTAACCATATCTAATAAAGTATTTTTATATGAACTACTTCCTTTATTTTTTTCTGTTGATCCATCTTCCAATAAATTAATAATTCCGTAAATATCAACTAATACTTTATCACCCACATTTCTACTAGCTCTATCCACCAACATAACATCTTCAAATAAAGTTTTATTTTGAAAATCAAATCCTGCAATCCATGTATCGTTTAACGCCTTAAATGTTTCCCATAGTTCTGTTCTTGTTTGTTCTGTAAAACCAGCTTCTAAATCTGCTCTATTTGCAGATCCGTCTTCACTTATAAAAATGTTTGGTAATTGTTTTCTAACCGCAGGTAACATCGTGTTTAAAACGTTTCCTACATATTTGTTTGAGTCATCAATATAGGCATCCATAAGTTTATAAAAACTATTTAGATTCAAATTATTATTTGCCAGTTTTTGAGTTGCATATATTTTAATTATTGGAGCAAAGTCTTGAACATTTTTTTCATTAAATAAAACATTCAGGTCAATGAAAAAATCTGTTATATATGATCCATTATTTGAATATTTCAATTTTGGTATCGATGAATTGCCAACATAATATTCTAAAGCCTCCCATGTTTTAGGATTTTGTTGTTTAGATTGTGATAAACTTACTTGAGGTGGTAAATTTCCTTGTTCATAAGGACCGTATATTATTGGGTCTTCAATATATCTTGTAGAAAAAGTATAAAATAATCTTCTATCAAAATTTGAAGGATTTCCAAACTTAAAACAAACGTCATAATTTATAAATCCACCTAAAATTTGTTGGAAAGTGTCGTTTTGGTTTGAAATTATATTTTCAAGTCTTGTTTCGGGTGAATCTCCTGATGGTTTATTTATGACAAGTAATTGTCTCATCAAGTAATGAAAGTTTTTATATCCTTTTTCAGTATTTGAATCTGAAGTAATTTCACCTTGAGAAGTTTTTGTTTTTTCTTGTTGGGAAATTGGGTTTGGTAATGTATCCACATAATCATATAATGACCGACTAAAATTTAAAAATTCTGATTCAAAATTATCTAAAACAGAAATGTCAAAAGTTGTAAATAGTTCTTCTATACTTGTGTATTCAGTGTCATCACCTGTTATTAAAAAGTTTTGTTGATCTTTTTGTTCGTTTAATATCTTTTTAAGATATGTTTCTGGATTATTTTTTTTTAGTTTTGAATTATCAAACCAACCATATTGAGGAACATTCCAAAATAACCTAACCGTACCATTAAACATCGCAGGATTATTAGAAAGTTCAACTTTCATAGTTCCGTTTTTAAAAGCTTCCTCTTTGGCCTGATTAACATTAGAACCAAAAGATGGTAAAACATAATAAAAATCAGGTTGAGTTGATGAACTAACAATTACTGACCAAGGACTAACTCTCATAGATCTAGTGATACTATTTGGATCAAAACCTGGTAATTCAAAAATGGTTGAGTTAGTTGTGTTTAATAAAACCAATTTTTCATTATTAATGAGATTTTGTATTTGTGGTGATCCAATTCCTTGAATAAATGCCCCTTGAACAACAAATGATGATGTTGTGGGTGGTTGTATTGTTGATGTCGAATAAAGTCCTACACCTCCCGTTGTTCCTGAGATTTGTGACGATATAATAACATTACCATTCAAATATGGCCCATTAAGTATTGTTCCACCTGAAATAACATTTAAATCTATTGATGTAATTTGTAGTGGTGGATTCAATACCGTATAATTGAATGTCTCTGCGGAAATTTTACTAACTTCATAAATTGAGGTTGTTCCTGTTGACGCACTAAAAACACTTTGTATGGTGGTTGCAGATATAGATGAACTACCACTTAAAATTTGTCCGATTTGTAATGGGTAAGGTGATGTGTTTGTTATATCAGCAAATGTCCCCAAGACGAAGTCTAATCCGGTAAATGCCGCATTAAAGTTTAATGGTGTTGTATAATAACCTGTTCCCCCTGTTGTTCCACTTACTTGTGAAACAAGTTGTATGTTAGCGTTCAATGAGGGTAAATATATTGTGTGTGGAACTTTGATATAATTTTTAGATATAGAATTAATTGTAATTCCTGTACCATTTGTAGAACATGTTCCTGTAACTTGAAAAGTTTCACAAGTTCCTGTAATATTTTGACTAACACAAGATCCGCTCACTTGTGTTTGACCACTAAATAATTTTAATCCTTGTAAAAAAACATTAAAATCATCGATTAATTGTGGATAAAATCCTGTGTTTATATCTGTAAATGGAGGTGTTCCTGTCGTGTTATCTAAAACTAAATTTCTTGGTGTTCCATCTATTGTAAGATTATAGGTATATGTTGTTGCTGAATTTGCTGGATCCCAATTTTTTTTATAATTAAAATCTTGCCAAACTTCATCTAAAATATCCACACCAGTTTCTTTGTAAATTTTGTAACGATGCCATATTGATCCATATTTTAAAATCCAAGAATATGGTAATTTATGAACCGCACCAAATTTTTTCATTGTAGATAAAATATAATCCAAATCTGTGGTTGCTTGACCTGAACTGGTTTTGTATTTTTCTCTCAACGTTGCCAAAGGTAAACTATTCAAAAACAAATAAGCACCTAACTTATATGGTGCTAAATCAGTTTGTTTATATCTAAAGTTAAAAACCCCTTTTTGAATTGCGTTAATAAAATATGGTGTGTTTAACATAGATGTTGTCTGACTAGCATCGAGATAGTTAGAATAATTACTATAATATAGGTTACCCTCCGTTATAAGTTGGTTAAAATAAGTTCTTGTGTTATAAAAAGTTTTTAAATTTGTTGTGTCAGGTGTTACATTTAAGTTTTGAAAATTAAAATACGTAAATGGTCTAATGTCATTTACTGTAGTTGATAATCCAAAATTTGTTATTGTTTTATGTATGTTGTTATATTGTATAACTTGTTTTGTGTCAAAAGCTTCTTTAGCATTATTTAAACTTTTACCATCTGCCAAATTATTTTTATCCCAATTTAAATCAACCAATGGGTAAGTGTCAATAAAGTCAAACTCATTTGATGCCGAACTACCCGTTAAATATTTATCAATATTTGCTAAATTTTTTGGGCTTGATAAAGAAACATCGGGTTGTGATTTTAATGAGTTAAATATTTCATTATTAATTATTCGGTTTGGATTGATAACCTCGTTTTTGATATATGGTGTAACAAATTCACCTCTTATATATGTTTGCCAACTTTCACCTTGTCCTTCGTTTGATATATGTTTCAAAAATGAAACATAATTATTTGAATCCAAAAGGTATTCTTTTAATATTTTACTTAAAAATGGATTGTCGCTTCCCAAACTTTGAAGAATGTTTATAGCTTCGTCTTCCGATTCAACTTCATACATTGCCAAAGGATATCCGCTTTTTCTATTAAAATTACTATAAAAGGAGTTTAGTAATAACCTTTCATATATTTCATAAAAATATTTTGACTCTTCTTTGTTTTGGAATATTTGATTTGTTGTTGGGAAATCAATCGCATTTAAAGAAATTCTTAATGGTTTAAAGTTAGTTTCAAACACTTTTGAGTCGTTGTTGTTTAACTGCCTTTCTGTATACCCTTTTATAAATTGTTCTACAAACTCAACTTCTGGCCAAACTTCAGGACTATATGCTCTATATGTGTTGGCAACCGTTTGGTCTCCAGGATAGATGATTTCAAATTTTTCTTTATTATCTTCACCAACAGATTCCTTTAACACTTGTGGCCAAGGATAAATTGGTTCATTGTTTTGTGTTGATGTCTTTAAATCAACACTTGGTGCTGTTGATGAGTTACCAAAAATTGCCGCTCTTCTATATTGATTTTCTCTTTGATCCCAAGCCTTTTTGTGAACCTCGTCTAATAGTCTCAAAAACGTTTCGCCTTGACAATAAAAAACTGCCAAAACATTTCTTATAGATGGAATAAATCCCAAACCACCATTTCCTTGTGAATTGAATTTTGACGATAAACTTGCTGTTATTTCTGTTTCAACTTTTTTTCTTGTTTCAGATGCGGTTTTTGCAATGTTATCGGTTATACTCATAAATGAGTTCGGTCCTTCAAAAAAGTAAGTGGTGTTATCATTAACAAGTAATTGTGATTGTAACGTTTGTTTAAATTGTACAATTACATCATCTGATTCTTTGTAATTTCCTTTTGGTGCGTTTTTTTGTGCGGTATATGTTTTTACAAAATCAATGTCGGATATTGTGATTTTTTTTTGTAGTGTTTTCAAACTAATTGGAACGTCAATGTTTGATTTTGTTGTAATTCCACCAACTGTATATTTTCCGTTTATACCGAAAACTCCATTTTGATTTAATACGTCATTGTATTGTTCAATGTCTCCTTTTAATTTTGTTACACCTTCAGATCTTTTATTCGCATCTAATTCTTTTTTAAAGATGTAAACATTTTGTGAATTTTCTTTTAAGACAATGGGATTATCTCTATCCATAAAAGTTCCATACCAAGAAGCATTTGCGTATAAAAATATTTTTTGTTGGTATGCTAATAAATTATTTGTGTACAAAGTCATATCGGATAAAACTCCCATATTTTCTTTCTCAAATTGACTCAGAACGTCATCAATAAATTTCTGTAAGCGATATTTTAATTGATTTAATGTGATTTCAGGAAAATCATCAGGTATTAATCCTTTTGATTTATAATCAGAATAAACTTCTCTCATTTTCTGATACCCTCGACTAACACTTAAAGTTGTTGCTAACGTATCAGAACTTGATTGTTGATTTCCTTGTGTTTTAGATACTGGTGTTTGTGTTACATTGTTTCTATACATTTGTGGAACTGCCATAAGAGCTCCAAAATTAACGTATGATAGAAGGGTATATTTATACCCGTAAAATTTTAATCTTATTTGAAAATTGTGTGTTCCAGGATCAAACGTTGATGTGAACGATTGAAGCATTATTGGAAATTTTATTGCCTTTCCGTAATACCCTTTTAGAGTTAAAGTAAATTGGGGGTATGGTAGTTGGAAAAATGCCGCATATGGGGAATTATTTCCACTTTCAAAAAGAGCTCTTCCTTTAATGTCTTCTAATTCAACATCAATTTGGGGTAAGAAGTCAGTTCCAATTGACATTTTTATTGATTTCATACCCAAAAATCCATTATCAACTGCTCCAGGTGTTCCGTTTGACCATAAGTTTTGAGTTATATAATAATCGTTAGTTTGATTGGGATTTTTTACTGCCGTTTGTCTTGGTTGATTAACCCCCTTACCTTGTAAAGTTCCTTTACCTGTTAGTTCATCTGACCAAGCGGTGTCCATGAATGTTTTATTTCCAGGATTCAAAAAATTAATTTTAGCAACAGATATAGTTCTTTGTGAATCGTTCATCGCAGAACCAACCGCTAGTTTTGTCCTTGGCAAAACATTACACTCCAAATTTGCGTAATACACCAAATCTTCTTGTTTAACTAACCTATCTTTAACATTACCTTGTTCGTCAATAACTTTGTTAGGATCAATAAGGCTTATGTTATCATAGTCAAGTTCTACTAATATATTTTCTTGATTATCTACCATAATAGAAGAAATAGTTTTCGTAAGAGTTTTTATAATCTTGTAATGAAGCTACTAAAGGAAATGGAATTGTCAATACCGCACCATCAGGTATTGCATATTCGTTTCCTGAATATTGCGGATTTGCCGCTTGGATCAACCATCCAAAATACGGAGATCCATAAAATTGTTGTGAAATTTTGTCCAACCTAGACTGACCAATAATATATATATAATTTTTGTCTGAAGTCTTTGAAGGCAACTGAACATACGGAACAACAGTTTGTTGTCCATTTATTAAAAAATCTGTATATCTATTCCAATATTGTAATCCCATGTTTAGTTAAATGTTACTTTTCCGTTGAATGATTTTTTATCATCATTTAAATTAATGTTTGAGTAAAGGTCCTTTATCCTTTTAGTTTTTTGTTTTATATCCCCTTCAGCAGGTGTTACATATGAACACGTTTTAATTGTGTTATCAGGTATTTTCCAAGTTGTTACTGTTTTATATACCTGATCGTCAATAATCTTTTTTAATTGATCTGTCCAAAATTTTTGAAAACTTTCATATTCCTTTTTCAAGTCATTACATGCATCTTTTATCTGATCGGTCAGTCCTTTAGTATCTCCTTTAACTTCAGGACCACTAATTAATTCATTGACCATATTTTGAAATTTTTCAGAGTTTGTAAAGTATGGACACATCAAACTATAATATCTATTAGTAGGGCAGTTTACTAAATATCCTTGACTATTTCCTTCAACAAAACTACACCCGTTTCCGTTGTCTAACGTTGAATTAGATTTTTTAAAGAAGTCTGGATTAAAATCGAAACTTAGAATTAATTTATTGAAATCTTCAATTGTTTTGGGAACTTTATTTGTAAAAACATCAAAAATAGATCCACTATTTTCCGTAGGATCAAAAAATGTGTTGCCGCTTAAGTCATACAATACTGGTTCATTGGATTGTAATAAACTTCCGTCCAGTTTTGAGGCAACAACATCGAGTTGTCTAAAAATATAATTAAGATCAGTTTCTACTTGAACAATATTTGTATTATTGTTTGTTATTGTATTTGAAATATCAATTTGACCTTTTGATACTTGTGATTTTAACTTTTCTTGTAGTTCTCTTTTTTGTTTTCCTGTAATACCACCTGATCTATCGCTCACAACTTTAAGTATTGGATTATCTCCTTGATTAATATCTTTTTGAACTTCTTTTACAAGATTGTCTATAAATCCTTGATACTCATTTGATTTACCATAGAGGATTGTTTTTGTTTTTTGGCTTGTATATGGGGATAATTCACCTTCAGTATAATTTTTATTTTTTAACGATATAAGTGTTGCCCCATAAGAATAATCCGTAGTGGTTTTATTTATCGAATCATAATACGCTTTGAAATATTCTTGTAGTTTAGTTTGTAAAGAATCATATAATCCAGCATAATCCATAGTAGTCGTGTCGACAATAGTACCTACAGTACTACCTCCTTTTTTTGGTTGAACGCTGTTAATTACCGCCTGTTGTTGTTGTGTCACCGGTGGAAGTCCTCCTGTTATTTTATCAACCACGTATTTATCCAATTTACTTGTATCATAAGTCGACACAGCTCTTTCATCAAAAATTTCAGTGTTCGCATAATAATTAAACGACAACGCATTTTGAAGCTCCTGAACTGGTTCTTTTAGTCCCATTCCTCCAATAATATTAAAACTTAAGCTTATGTTTGCTAACATTGGTTGAACTCCGATACCTTCAGGGTTCATATCCAATAATATTGGCTCATATGCTATACCTAATGATGTTGGGACAATTTTAGTATGATAAAAATCACCAACTCTCAATACTAAAATTGGTGGTGCACCGAATGATGTGTTTAACGCATCGTTATATTTTGGTCTTCCATCAGGTCCTATGATTGGTATGGTTTGACCAGGTCTCGTACATTGTTGTAAAAATGTTAATCTTGAATTCAAACCTTCTGGTGTCATTGAGTGAAAAGTAGGACTAAAATATTTAATACTATCTTTTATTGTTTCATACACCATTGGATTTGTTTCTTTAATTATTTCAAAATAATCACACTCGGTAAAAAGATTTCTTAATATCTTTTTTGATATTCCTTCCTTAATTTTTTGTTCTACAGTAATTTGAGGTTCAGGTTTAATACTTTGTGTTGTTGCGGTTAAAGGATTTTGTGGATTATTAACTTTTTCATCCTTTTTTGGTACAGGTTCTTTTGGTGTTACAGGATTTGGTTTTATAACTGCCGTTATTTTTTGAATTACAACTCGTCTACAAGCCATCGCAGGAACACTATACCATTGTGCTTCAGTTGGTGTTGTTTGATCGGGTATTTTTACTCCTTTGTCGGTTACCGCAAAACTATTAACAGTACAATTAATACTTGCCGATAAAATGTCACCCCCTTTAGAGTTTGTAACACTAATATCATTTGTTTCTGGAGTTCCTGAAGCAATTGCTCTTGTTTGAGGTATAACGGTTTCCTCTCCTTGTGAATTCAAAATTATTTTGAATTTGTCCCCGTATTGTTGTATTGTTTGATTGTCAGATAATTTGTAATTCAAAAACCATTTTTTAACTGAATCATTTCTTCTTTCTGATAATTTAACGTTATACGCTTTTTCTTGTGGTGCTGATGCCGATCCTAACATTTCTAAAGTAATACTTCCATTTCGTTTTACCAAAACATCATCAATTTTTTTCATTAGGTCATTTTGAACTGTATTAAAGTTTCCTTCAATAACTTCACTAAAAAAGTTTGGAATTGCCGCCTTATTAAATATTTCTCCGTTTGAATTTACATATTGAGGTGCTTTGGCATTATATGTACCTTTTAATCCAATATATTGATTGTAATAAACATCAAAATTACTTGCCGATGTTCCTAGCGTTTTGTTTTCACCCGGTTTAGTTCCATTAGGTCCACCAGGGACATCGTTTTCGAAATAGAACCCAAGTCCTTCATATGAACTCCAATTGTAATCTGGAGGTGTATTATCTTGTGTTTGATTTCCCTCCCCTGTTGTGTTTGAGTTTGTGTCAGCACCTGATGAACTATTCGAGTTAGTATTATTTTGATTAACAGGTAAACTTTGTAAAACTTGGACTTGTTCTTCTGAAGTAAGTCTAGGATTATTTAATATTTGTTGATATGTGTATAAATCTTTGGTTGGTATTGTGTTAAATTTTATACCCAATTCATACATATCATATTTTGTACATCCAGCAAAAAACGAATCAATTACACTTTGAATTCTTTCTCTTGCAACACCTTTCATTTGTTTTTCTACAATAGTATTCAACATAGATGGATTATCGACAAGTATTGTCCAACTTAATTGACCTGATCTACTTGTATTTTTGTATGTGTAAATTGGTTCTGATCTTCCTAAAAAAGATGTTTGATTAAAATCTGGTTTTGCATCATCTGAAAACTTTAAGTTATAAGGTGGAAACCACATAATTCTACCACCATTCGGTCCTTTTTCACAAACAGGAAGGTCATCGTAGGTATATCCCGGTCTGTCAGAAGTTCTCCATGCCAAGTTTTCAATTGAAAACATATATTTTTTAACTTTTCCATCGACGATATTAGTTGAACCAGGGTTTTTGATAGGGGCAATATTCAAATTATAAGTGTTATCAAATATTGAATAATCCGCTCTTCTTCCTGCGGTTGTAATACCATCTGTTTTTTGTAAATCAGCATAAGTATAATATGGTGTATCTTTTTGAAATACTCTACAGTATTCTAAACCTGCTTGTGTTCCATCCGCTTGATTAACATATGATAATACTCTTGAACCTTTTGTTAATTCTTTATATCCATCGTTAAAAACTTTTGAAACTTGATTAATTGCTGTTCCGACATGTTTTAATCTTGCTTGACCCTGAACCTGATCGGCAGAATTTACTAATTGTTGTGTTTCATATAAAATAGATCCAGGTTTGAACTCAATATCTGTTGATTGATATTGTAAATAATCTGCAGATATTTGATTAAACTCATCGTCTAAACTTCCGGCACCTCCTCCTTCTGTCGCTCTAAATCCGGCATTTGGTTTGTATTTTGGTGAAGTCCATACTAATTGTCCTGAAGTTCCACCACCATCAGTATATGATTTTCCTTTAAATCCAAATTTTATTTTTTCTTCATTTCCTTCATATAATATACCCAATTCTTGAGGTCCATAAACAATACTCTGTTGTTGAACTCCAAATTGATTAACGGGAAGTTGGTTTGGTGGTCCATCTATTTGTGATGGTTCGGCGTTTTCACTTCCAACATAATATCCCGACGACTGAGCTTTATCTTGATCGAATAATCTATTAACAGCAGCAGATGCATTGGCGATAAGCCCTCCAATTACTCCTCTGTTATATGCTGGTCTATATAAGTTATAATCTAAAGCCGAAAATAATGCGGATCTTTGTCCGTTTCCTGTGTTTGCAACAAATACTTCAGATGGATTTCTGTATTTGTTCATTATTGGTGCTAACAATCCACCTGTCAAACTATTTGCAACACCAAGAGCCGCTTCTGTTTGTGGTTTGTTGATTGGGTTGTCATTACTAAAATAATCACCAGGAATAAATGAAACAGGAAAATAAGTTCCTGTTAATCTATTTGCCAATGAAACGGCAGCTAAAACAGGATTTTCGGGAACAGTGATTTTCCAATCTCTTATGAAAAATGGTTGTTGTCCTGTCGCTAATAAACTTGCTGAAAAAGGATCGCTTATTGTATCCAAGTTAATAACACCTACGGTCGCTTGTTGTAGTTCTTGAGCAACTCTTTCATCAAAAGCAAATTTTAATTGTGAAGCACCTATTTGTGCAATAAAACTATCTGAAGATAAAGGACCATTTGATCCTACAGGATCATTTTGGAATACTATATTAAAAGTGGGATATGATGAATAACTATAATATCCTGGATCCCAATACGGTTGATATATGTTTCCATTATTTTGTAGATCAGTGATAATTACTAAATCTTTATAACCACCACTAGGACCCCACTTGTTAGTGACGTAAGCAGTTTCAATATAAAACTCATTAACAACATCTAGTACAGTGTCATTTGGTTGATAAGGACCTTGATTTGTTCCTTCGGGATTGTTAGTTGATGCTATACTATTAATCCCAATAGGATTACCAAATCCTCCTTCAGGTCCATATTCATTTAAAGGATATAAATCTTTTGCAAATAAATTCGTTGACACATAGTTATTTGGTGAATCAATTACGTTAGTTACGGTTAAATTGGTTTCGTAATTAATTGGGTTTGACGGTGATGTGTAAGCTCCGGGCACACCATATGGTACTAGGTTTCTAACTAATAACTGTTTCCTAAATGATTCTGAATTACCAAACGATAAAAAACTTTCGGCCATACTACTTTATTCTATAAATAGATATTATGTATTTTTTTGAAGGAGTATATACCTACTAATTTTTCTTACCTGTCGCTGCGCTTGGTTCAGACCCACCATTCAACAAGAAATTAGTTTGACTTGCATTACTCGGGTCAGATAATAAATCGTTAATGTTCCTTTGTGTCACACCGTTTACATTACCTTCTCCCTTCAAAATAAGAGTACCTTCGTGTTTATGAGTTACTGTTTTTGTTTCTTTATTTTCAGGATTTCCCACATTTTTATATGTTTCAGCAAAAGTTGTAGAAACGTCTTTAGCAATATCTGTTACTAAAGCCGAACCTTTTGGTACTAATTTATCAAATATATCTTGAGTATTTTTTTGTAATTGTTCACTATAAATTGCAACATTTGCCTTATTACCATCCATTAAGGATTTAATTAATCCTTCAGCAGGACCTGCTAGGTTTTGCATTTCATTTCTAACACCCTCTGTACCTCCTACGGCTTTACTTACGTTTTTAGCAACCGCAAGATTGGTTTTAGCAACTGCTCCATAAAATCTACTTAAACTAGGTGATGTCGCTTTTCCCATTTTAAGTGCTAATTCACCACTTTTAAAATATGCTAAAGTTTGTTCTTGAACTGATAATTGTTCTACCGCCAACTCTTCCAAACTTTTAGATGAGTCTTCGTTTGCCTTTTTTAATTCGGCAATGTCTTGTGGTGTTAATTCTTCAACAGCCTTTGTAACAACCTCACCACTCTCTTGTTTAACTTGTATTTTTGCGACACCACCTTCTAATTGTGCCATTGAGGCAATGAGTTGTTTTGTTTCTTCATCACCTTCGGCTAATGAAGGAAATTTAATTTGTTTCATTTTCATATCAAAGTCTGCTGCGTTAATTGACATTTTTGCCAATTGTTCCACAGGTATTTCCATTTCTTTCGCAATTTCTCTTAACCTTCTTTTAGAACCTGGAAGTATTTCGAATTTACCATTTTTTTCATTAAATGTTGTAAACTCTTTGGTAATATTTATCATTTCTTTTTGTAATCCTTCAGGATCATTCGCTGCCAAATCCATTGCCTTTAAAGGATCTAACAATCCACTGGCGGTTACACCAAGTCTTTGTAATCCCGCTGCCATTTCTATTGCTCCTTCAGGATTATATATTTTTTCAGAAAACGAAAAGACTTCACTCATTTTAAGACCAATTCTTTGTGATGTTGCCGCCATAGTTGCTAAACCTTTGATACCGTTATCAAAGTTATACAAATTCATTTTGTTTAAGTTTGAAACAACATCACTTGAAACTCCTTTAACAGAAACTCCGACATTTTTAGCGTAATCAATTACTGTTTTCATTTCTGAACCAACATCATTAATTGATACTCCGACTTCTTTAAAATTGGCAGCTAAAGTTTCCTCTTGTTCTCCAGTAACTTTTGACACCGCCGCTAATTCAGTAATAGCTTTTGTACTTAAACTTGCGGTAGTTCCCAATCCTCTCATTATGTCACCAACTTTTTCGGCTATTTTGGCTTCGTCAATCCCCATCTTAGCTAATTCAGGAGCAACGTCTGCGATGGTTTTTTTGAACTCTTCCATCCTTTCCTTTCCTAAACCAAAAGTTGCTTGAAGTCCTGTTCCGTATTCGTCTAGTTTTGCAAAAGCATCTGAATTCAATGGATTTATGGCTTCACTATATTCTTTTGCTGTTGAAAGTAATTTATTTGTAATTCCGTCTAGATTTGCCACCCATACATTATAAGAGTCTGCACTTTCTTCAAATGATGAAGATTGAGTTGAAGATTGAGCTCGTTGAAGATTTCTAATTTTACCATCTTGATAATCTATAGTCGCATCTCGGTCTTTAAGTTCTCTAATTAACTTTTCAGTACTTAAATTTTCGTAACTAGGCATTTAAACTTATTTTTAAATAAATATTGTTTTATTTCTTTTCGCTTTCAGAAACAAATTTATTTATAAGATACTTCCTTACATACGTTGGCATATTCAAAAATTCAGAATATTGTGTTCTAAATATTTTTGAGAAATAATAAAATTCGTCTAAAATTGTTGTTTTATATTGATAAGAAAGGCCGAAAAAACTCCACCCCAAAAGTAATGTCGATCACTACTCTTTCTCCTGACGGGGCTATTACTTCTTTTGATAGATCTAATCTCGGTTCATTTTCAGATAAAAACTTTCTAATATATTTGGAATCAGCAATTGGCATCTTTTCAATAAAGATTGCAATATTACCTTTGTCAGAATCTCCGTCAATTTCAACAATTTGTTTTAATAATCTTGTAGTAATAGTTGGAGTCACTCTTCCTGCTGGATATGATTTTAAGATATTTTCAATTTCAAATTTTTCACCCATATTCAAGATTTTTAATTTTACTCTTGATCCTGACACAGGAAGTTTGGTTTCAAAATATCCATCTTCATTTGGTTCATAATTAATTTTTTTGTAATTTAATTCGTCTAAACTAATTGTCGTTTGAAACCTTTTATCAGTTTCTGGATCAATAGAACTAACAGTGTATTCAGGTCCAAATGATGTATTTCGTAAAAATAAAAGGATTGCTTCAACATCACCATCAACAAGTTCTTCGGGTCTTAAATCTTTTTCATAAAGTTTATTTCTTAATAAAGGAAATATAATACTTTCTGTTATACTTTTTTTATAATCCGCTTCAGCAATGATATTCTCATCAACTGCGGTTAAATAACCAACCTTTACAGATTTCTTTTTTGATTTGTAAAATTTACCTTGACTAGGTAGTTGTATCACATCATGAGGTAAATTGAATTCAGCTTGTCCTGCTTGATAAACATCTTGTTCCATATTATTTTTTATAATAAAAATAAGAATATGTTATTGTTAGTAAACATTTAATTCTTAAATAAAAAAAATATATGTGATTAATAAACCAATATACAACGGTCCATTCTCATCTGACAACTTATTTTTGCTACACCATCTGATGAATATGTTAATGATCCCCCATCATATCCTAAAAGGAAAGTTCCTTCTAAAATCCATTTTTCAACAACAACACCTGTTGGGTCTAACATTTCAAGATCAACATTTTTCTTGTATCCCGCAGCATAACCCATACGTCCTGTTACTGACTCAGCACATAAACGAATCCATTCCATAACCGCTTGAGACGCAGAAGGTCCAATTGGATCTCTAAATGTTACAGGTAACTCTCCCCAAGTGAAACGACCAGCAACATAAGTTGAAGTATTCAAAAACTGAATCTCTGTCGAAGCAATTGTAAGTTTTGGTCTTGACGTTGTTTCAACATACCACTCATTGATCCCAAGTGACGACGGAAATCTAAGTATCCATCGGTTCTCCCTTTTCGGTTCATAAGGGATTGGCATTTTCATTAATAAATCAGCCATATTGTTTTTTTTTAGTTTTTTGTTTTATTTTTATTATAAATAGTATCTTATTAAAAATTTTTCTATTTACTTCTGTTTTTTTTTAAATAATCTATTAACTAGACCAGTTATTCATATTTAGTTTTACCTTCCTTACTAGTATGATAAATTTTTAATTCATCTTCATCATCAAAATTCTTTCTCATAATTTGAACATTTCTTAAATCATCATCAGAAAAACCAATATAAGGTATAAAATAATTACTGATTTTGTTTTTCATAAATGCCTTTTCTTGCAGTTGTCTAGAAAGTTTTTGAACATAAGACATAAACTCTCTCATTGCATCCACCTTTAATTGTTCGGGATTAGCAGCAGAACCCTGACCAAACGTTACAGGATAAAATTTACACATATCTAAGTAATATCTAATAATATCATCATCAGATAATTCGTCTTCATCTGCAAGATCTCTATATTTTTTAAGATTTTTAACAATAGTTTTTTCGTTTAACCCGTGTTTATTCTTTTTAATTAAATTATAAACAGCATTTTTTAAAACACTAGGGGTGTGACCTCTTGCTGTGATAATCGAAAATATAGACCCATCATTGACCGCCTCAACAAAATCATTCCAAGAAGGTCCTGTTGGAGATTTTATAGAGTCTTTAACAAATTCTTTATCACCATGAACTCTAAAATCTCTAAAAGCTTCGTCGTCAAAACCAACAATCTTGTGTCCTTTGTAATTAAAAGGTTCTTTACCAATTTCAGTTCTGTATTCTGCAAAATCTTCAGTTGACATACCAACACTTTTTCCTTTATCGTCTTTCAAATAAATTTTGGTCGGCATATACATTAGATTATCATCCCAATCAAAAGCATAATACTTCATTGTTGGTTTTAATTGATCACTAATAATTTCTGTAATTATATCTTTTACAAAATTTTTGTAATTCATAACAATAAATATCTTAAATTAAAAAAAAGGGGAACTAATGTTCCCCCCTTATTTATGATCTGATAAATTTAGATATTTTCAAACGACGCTCCTGTTGGAGTGATGTAGAAAGTAATATCAATAAATTCAAGAGCTCTTGTAGGTTTGATATAGATTTTTCCTGTTAATTGGTTTCTATCTAAATCTTCAGGAGAAGACGAAACGGTTACACGGAAGTCATATAAACCACGGTCTCTTCTAATGGCATCTAAGATTGGATTAACAGCGTTTAAGAAGTCTTGTCTAACTTGTGCGTCGTTTTGTTCAAACAACAATCTAATAGATACTGCTGAAATCAACTTACGTGCTTGTAATAATAATCTTCTTACGTTAATTCTATCAAGAGCGGATTCTCTAACTTGTAGAGTTTTATTACCCCAAATTACAGTACCAACATCAGAGAAAGTCGCAATTGGGTTAATTCTACCAACATAAAGAGTATCTCTATCTTCTTGTGTTAGTTTCTTACGAGCTTTGATACAATTAACAATACCACGAGTGTAACCCGCCGCTGCGAACCAAGGGAACGCGATGTTATCTGTCAAGGCTAAGTTTCTTGTTACCTCAGCCGTAGGTGGAATGTAGATTTGAGTGTTATTTACACTATCTCTTGTCAATACCCACGGATAGTAAGTAGCCGTATAGTTTGAGTCAATTCCTGTGGTTTCCAAATTATTAACCGCTTCTGTAGGGTAGATAAACCCATCAATACCGGTTGTTGTTGGTAAATATAAGTCGTAGTCAGGAGTTGTACAAACATAAAGTGAATCTGCTCTGTTGAATTCAATCATTTGAACCGCATCCTCAACCAAATTACTGTTATTTACATAATCAATACCAGGTGTAACAAAAACGTTAATGTTTGTTGCTTCAGGGTTAGCGAATGTTTGTTGTCCTAACAAGTATGCGTAGTAGTCGGTGTTAGCAAAATTTTGTGTACCGTCACCCAAAGAAATTTCTTTAAATGCTCCCCAACCAACTGCGGTAGGATATCTTGATGATGGACAAGCTCCGTTAAGGAATCCTCTTCTACCAATTTGATATTCGTCAGTATTTGTTCTCCATTCTCTGTAAATATCCCATCCATCAAATCCACCTTGAACTAAGAATGTGAATTTACGTGCGAATAATCTGTAATAAGCATTTGTAGGTGATTCAGGTTCTGTAAGGAATGATGAATTACCACAAACAAATCTTGGTTCACCACTTGTAGAAAACTCAGGTCCGATCGTTAAACCACTTGCGTTTACGTCCATGTGGAAACCTTCAGATCTATAATTAAATGGAAGACCATCAATATCACAAGAATTAATTGGGTTTCTTTTACCGACATATTCAAAGAACGCTGGATCCCATCCATAAGAATTTGAAATACCTAAATAAGTTCTTCTTACATTATCACCTGGACTTGTAAGTGCATCATCATTTCCTGAAGATAAACCAAATGGTGGGTTATAAATAACTTCACCAGGGAAATCATATTTTCCTTTGATAATTGGGAATGGTGAATTAGCTCCTGCGTAATTTCTAAAGTTAAATCCGTTGAATCCACAAGGTAGTGTGTCGATTGGAGCATCTTCACTCATCTCAACCATTACATATCTTGAGTTAAGTGCGTATTCTCCGTCTAATGTACCAATTTTATTTCCGATAAAGTTATTTTGTCCCGGATCCATAGCACAATTAGTAAATTTCTCAAGAACAACAGGATTTGCATCTGTATCAAAATAGCTACGAATCAATACATCAAACGTTAAGTTATTATATGATTGATTAATAATTGAAATTTTAATCAATGTGTTTGCTGCGTCACCGTCAGAAACTGTATAGAATCTAAATAGGTCATAAACTTTATTACCTCTTAATTCTGAAACAACAAAAGGTGAAACTGGTGTTTGCCATTTATCTAAATACCAACCAATTGAATTTGGATCACCACTTTGAGCTGAGTCAAGAGCAATTAAATTAGGATTTAAACCTCTAATGTAACCTTTTTTCCAAGAGTAATTTAACCATGACTGGAAGTTTTCTTCAGCAAATACTGGAACTTCAATTCTTGGTTTTTGGAAATTGGAAACACCAAATACTTTTGACCAATATTCCGGATCATTTTGTGTAAAAGAAGTTTCAAATGAATAACTTGTTCCAAACTTATCAATTACATTTACACCAAATGTAGAATAAGGATTTTTCAATACTGCCGAATATTGTCCAGTCATATTAAGTGTTACGTCAGATGTTCCTGTTACTGAATATGTTGGGTTAGTTGCGTTTGTATAAGTTGAAATACCTCTTGATCTTAATGTTCCAACAACTACATTATCATAATTAACATATGAAGTACCTGTATAGTAATAAATTTTACCAACAATAGTTCCTGAATAACAATCGATATTAACAGGTGTAGGAGTTGGTGTTGGTGATGTAAATGGTGAAGGTGTAATACAAGGATTTACAAATGAAGGAGTTGGCGTTGGAGACGCTGTTGCTTGTGGTGTTGGTGTAGGGTTAGGATAATAAGCAGTCAAACCTGAAACATAAGTAAAGAATGAATAACCACTGTAGTGAGTATTTCCTGTGTTTGTAAATAAAGCGTAATACCAAGCATCATTTAATGGCGATGTTAAACTTGTATCATCAAGTGAAACTGAAGGAACATTAAACACATTAGTTGCCGCTGTCCATCCCGCACCTTCTAAGGTATTATAATCTTGAGTGTCTATTGAACCAAAATATGAAATGTATTCATCTTCCGCCATATATGGATTAGAATCAGTTATTACATCAAAAATTAAGTTTCTGATTTGTGAATCTAATGTGGACGTTGATCCATTGAATTGTTCAAATTGAGTGAAAAGAATATCTTGAATTTCATCAGGGAAATTAGCGTTATATCCGATTGTTGTTACAGAGTTTGTACATGCGGTAAAAGGAACTGTAAATGTTAATTCTTTAGGAGTAACACAAGTAGTTTCACAAGTTGTATAATCCGTAACTGAACTTAAACACCAAACACCAATTGTTGATGGATCTACGTTAGCCACAGTTGTTACAGACCAAGATGGTCCTGCATCATATCCTGATAAACCAAGAATTCTTGTAACAAACAATTGGTTAGATTGTTGTAAATAAGCTTTAGCGATATACGATGCTTCGTATTTTGGAATTTGAGTGTTTACGAATTTTTCTGGGGACGTTGGTCCAAATACGCTTTCAAATTCTGTGAAATTTGTAATGAAAATAGGTTCAAAAGCTGGACCTAATAAAGTTTCACCAACTATACCTAATGTAGTTACACCGACACTTTGGGCTACAAAGCTTAAGTCAACTTCAGAAGTATACACACCGGGCGAAACAAAAACCTTACTGTTAGTTGCCATATTGTAAAATACTTTTAATTATTTATTTTTACTATAAATACTTTGGTTTTTATCAAAAACTTTACATAATAAAAAGTATTTATATGTTGGTATGATTTTATTCTGCCTTTTTTCTACCACTATGGATAAAGATGTTAAAACAATAAAAAATCTAAAAATAGACGCCAAAGTTCATGATGTCTTAAAAAAGTATTGTGATAAGAGGGGTATTAAAATGTATAAATTTTTAGAAAATCTAATAATGGAAAAGTGTAAAGATAAGAAAGATATATACGGAGAAATTTAAATAAGTTTTCTTGTGTATACCAACATTGGTGTTTCATTTGTTAACCCAATTGAAATTTCAATTCTTAAAGTATCACCATTATTTATTTGAATAAAATCAACATTATCACCATAATAATTATCATTGATGTAAACAGAATAGTCTTGAATGTTTGTGCTGTTTTCAAAAAATAAATTACACACATAATCAAAATAATATTCCATTGTTGTTGCACTATTTGGATATTCTAAAGTAACTGAACCTAACTGAACTGGATCTTGTTTTTTCTGTGGTCTTTTAACAGGACGAGTATCTACTTCAAACATTTGAAAAGTTCTATTAATGGCAGGAGACACTTCGAATTGTTCTTCATCAATCAAAAACCCCATCATAGTAAAATCATATTTTTGAATATAGTATTTTCTTTTTTCTAAATCCAAAACAGATTCATCAGAAAACGAGTCATTAATTATTGGAATGTAATGTCCGTTAATTGTTTGGTATGCTTGTCTTGATGCAAATGTTTCCATAACTCTTTGATTTAAGGTATTTGCTTCTCTCATTCTATTACATACAATTGCTACCGTATACTTTAAATCAATCGGAACTGGTTGTGGTATTTTATAAATGTCGGCACCTTTTCTATTTCCATCCCAAGTTGGAATTTCCATGTAATAATACATTCTTCTAACAGGTATGTTATACATAACCGCAGGGTTATTTCCATATTTAACTTCCGGATTTCTTATAATTGCTAAAAATGGTGGCTCAATATTTTTATCAATGTTTTGAAAATCCCACGTTTCAACAAATTGAGACCAATTTTGTGTTGTTATTAAAATATCAACTACGGGTATTTTTTTTCCTTCAGAAACAATATTAAATTTTTCCTTCACAAAATCCAAAAATCCACCATCAAGATCCGCATGAAGTAATGACTTAGGTAGGTAAGTCCCATCCTTAGTAATCATGTCCTTTATTTGTTCCCTTCTCGGTAAAAGAGTCTTGGGGTACGTTAAAGGTAATGTCGGTTTAACTTGTTTTGGTAATGCCATTATTAATTTTATTAATTTATAATCCCCTAAATTCATTTGGTCCAACAGGAGCCCCAATAATACTACGGTAAAAGGGTTTGAAACCTTTGTAAGTATGTTTTATATCTGAAATAACACGACCATCATTTACTACGGTATAATATCTAACAAAGTTTTCACTATCATAGTATCCTACATAATCCCCAAAATCTATATCGATATTAAGATCATTTAAAGTTTTTAAGTAAACTGACATTGTAATATTTCCTGGTTCTACTTGATCCAATTTTGTTGCCCCAAGTAATTTATTTTCAGGTCCAGCAATCCCTACATAAGCATTAAACTCAACGGGGGGTAAAAATTTAATACCATCTTCAACCACTTCACCGTAAACATCATCAGTTTTAATTTTATTTCTATCAATTCTATACAATACACAAGTATAGTTCATATCACCAATTAACCATTCTTGACCCATTTCAATTTCCAACTCAAAATCACGATCCCCAAAAAATTTTCCTAATCTTGTTATTGGCACATTATTCTTCATACGAAATGGTTTTTCTTGATAAATATACAATTATTGATTATCTTTTATAAAAGATTAAGTTTGGAAAACAAAAAGTCTCTTGTTGAACATAAGGCCCTTGAACTACTAGACACATATAGTGGTTCGAATAACTATATCTTATACCTAAAAAATAAGAAAGAATCCTCTTCAAAATTTTATCCTACAAGAACTCAAGCAGATTATATTATAAATTATTTTGATTCAGTACCAAAAGTTGCTCGAAAATGGGTTGAGTTGGACACTTATTTTGCTAAAAAGTTTTCAGAAGAAAAATGTTTGTTAAAAACACCTGATCAAATTTATATTGAAAAATTATTGGTAGAAAAAGAAAAATCATATCATGTTTGGGCTAAGTTTTTTGAAAACGATAAACTATCTGAATTTTGGATTCCAAAATCATCATTAATAAAAACACACAATGTTCAATCAGTCACTATTGATTATTCGAAGTATTCACATCGTCCTCCGCTTGAACATCAGAAAATTGCAATTGAAAAACTAACAGGGTCAAAAAGATTTATATTGGCGGACGACATGGGCTTAGGCAAGACAACTTCTACTATCATTGCGGCTTTAGAAACGGGATCTAAAAAAATCTTAATTATTTGTCCAGCATCATTAAAGATTAATTGGCAACGTGAAATTGAAAATTATTCTAATAGATCCATTTTTATTGCGGAAGGCAAGAAATTTTCAACAGAATCTGATTTTGTTATTGTTAATTATGATATTTTAAAAAATTTCCACGACTCAGATCCCAAAAAGAAAGAAGAGTCTTTATTAATTCAAAGCAATTTTGATTTGGTAATATTGGACGAAGCACATATGATTTCTAACGCACAGGCTCAAAGAACTAAAATCATAAATAGTTTTGTTAAAAACATAGATAAAGTTTGGTTATTAACGGGAACACCAATGACATCTCGTCCTATGAACTATTATAACTTATTAAATATTATTGAAAGTCCTGTTGCTCAAAATTGGAAAGCATATGCGATTCGTTATTGTCAGGGATTTCAATTTACGGCAGGAAAAAGAAAAGTTTGGAATGTGTCGGGAGCGTCAAACTTGGAGGAATTAAGAGACCGAACATCAAAACAAATTCTTAGAAGATTAAAAGAAGACGTTTTAGATTTACCTGATAAAATTATTACTCCCGTTTATTTGAGATTAAAATCAAAAGAATATGAGGAACTTATGGGTGATTATTATGATTGGTATGATAAAAACCCCGATGAGTCTTCATCACTTACGGTTCAGTTTTCAAAGTTGATGAAAGTTAGAAAAGTAATTGCAAATGAAAAAACAAGACAAACAATAGAGTTTGCTGAAAACATTATAGATCAAGGAAAAAAAGTTATTATATTCACAAACTTTACGGATACACTCCAAACAATATATCATCACTTTGGAAAACATGCGGTTTATCTTGATGGTAGTTGTTCTAATTCATTTAGACAGCAAGCAGTTGACTCTTTTCAAAATGATGAAAAAATTAAAGTTTTTGTTGGAAATTTGAAGGCGGCAGGTGTTGGTTTAACATTGACATCCGCAGAAGCAGTTATTATGAACGACCTATCTTTTGTTCCTGCAGAACACGCACAAGCCGAGGATAGAGCATATCGTTATGGTCAAAAATCAAATGTCCTTGTTTATTATCCTTTGTTTGAAAATACAATCGAGGGAGCAATTTACGACATTCTAAATAAGAAAAAACAAATAATCAGAACCGTGATGGGTGATGAAATTCAAGAAAGTGGTGGTGATATTGCTGAAGAAATATTAAAACTAATCAATAGAAGGTGATATTTATTTAAAAATAAATTATGCCAACAAAATTAGATCAAAGTCAAATTGATGGATTACCAGAAGAAATACAATCACTGGATTTAATAGACGTATCTTTAGAAGCTAAAATTTCTTCAGAAGATTCTCAAAACGATCAAGTAGATATAAATCTACAAGGACAAATAGATGATTTAAAATCAACAGTATTAAGTTTGGTTTTTGGAAATTCATTATATGTGAATTTAGACCATGACACTTTTTATGCAATGACTCCAACCCAATTTCCAATTATGGTTACGTCTACAGTTTGGGAATGGTATTTGGAATCTGAAGTTATTTCTGAAGCAATTTACAGTAGTTACACAGCAACAGTTGAGGGTTATTATAAAGCTAAAGTTACATATACCACTCAATTAGGTATAAAAGTAATGGAGTCATATCCAATTTTCTTCACTCCAAGATAACATGAAAGTATCATTTAATTATGAAAATAAAGATTTTAAAAAATACACAGACTTTGTTAATAAGTTTACAAAACTTCTGCAAAAAGAATTTCCTTTAAAAAACGATGTAAAAATATTTTTTTTAGATCAACAAAAAGGTGAAATGTCAACAGGTAGTAGAATGTCAGATAATATAATAAAAGTATTGGTTGGTGATCGAATGAATCGAGACATTATGAGAACATTAGCTCACGAATGGGTTCACGAATACCAAATGGATGTGTTAAAAAGAAAAAAAGGTCCTGACATTGGGGGTCAAAACGAAGACGAAGCAAATGCGTTTGCGGGAAGACTTATTAAAATGTTTGAAAAAGAAAATCCTGAAATGGAAGAATTGATGTATGAACAAAAAGGAATACAGGGTAAAATAAATTTAGTTAATGAACAGATAATAATTAATGAGAAAAAAACCATTGAAGAAAATTTGTTGATTGAAATGAAAAAAATTGGTATTGAAAAATTACCATATTCTTATTCTTCCTTGTCAAGATTTATCGATTCAAAAACAATGAATGTCCACTACAACAAACACTACAAAGGGTATGTTGACAAACTTAATAAATCATTAAAAAATATTGATGGAGATATGGACTTAGAAGAAATTGTTCGTTCAATATCAAAATTTGATAACAAGGTCAGAAATAATGCTGGAGGTTCTTTTAATCATGCTCTATTTTGGAAAATGTTATCACCAAAAAAACAAATACCAAAAGGGGAAATTCTAAAAAAAATCAAAGAAGATTTTGGGAATATTAAAAAAATGAAGGACGAATTTAACGAAGCGGCTAAAGATCGTTTTGGATCAGGTTGGGCTTGGTTGTATATTGCGAAAGATGGGAAATTAAAAATAATGTCAACACCAAATCAAGATAACCCTTTGATGAACATTGTTAAAAAAGGTGGTTTTCCAATTTTAGGATTAGATGTTTGGGAACATGCTTATTATTTAAAATACCAAAACAAAAGAGACGAATATATTAACAATTTTTGGAATGTGGTAAACTGGGAGTTTGTTGAAGAACTATATAACCTTCATACAAAAAAGAAAAATATTAAAGAAAGTGTTGATAAAAAAGAAAATATAAATGAAATTAGCACAACTTTTGCGTTCCCATATACACCAAAAAAGTTAAGAGAATTAATTCATTCCCAATATGTTGGTTGTTATGGGAAGCAATATAAAAACGGTTGTTTAGGTAAAATTGAAACCAAAAAATGTAACACAGAAGTTGGAGTTTTAGGAGGTGAATACGCTGAGAAAAAATTTGGTGGAACAAGTCAGTGGTCTATAATTAATCGTTTTGATACAAACAGTAAAGTTAAAAAAGAAATATATAATATTTGGTTAGAAGAAACTGAAGGTTTGTCCGACTTTAAAACATGGATTAAAGATCGAGCATTTGATTTGTTTTCAAACGAAGGAATGTATTTAGATAGATTATCAGAACCAAATATAGGAACAATCGAGATTGGTAAGGAAAATGAAAGTTATGCTAAAAATATTATTCGTCAAATATATAACTTAAATCCTGACGAAGAAGGAATAACTTATGAACTGTATGAACATTGTTCAGGAGACATCAACGATCGAAAAAAAGGACAAGACATAGTTTTGAAAATAAAAGGAAAAGAAACAATTTATTTTCAAGTTAAACCATTTCTAAATCAAAATAACGATATTAAATTTTTTGATGGTGGAGATAGGGGATATTATTTTAAAGTGGCTTCGTGGAATAGTCAAAATAAATATAAAGGTGAAAATGTTGATGTAATGTTGTATGTTGATAGATCAGAACAAAAATACATTATGTTTAGAAATGACCACAATAAAATGTTAACGGTAAGTAATCCAAAAAAACAACCCCCATATTTTATCTATTATTATGAAATGCCATTACAAAGTAATTTTAAAGTTCCAACACAAAAAGAAACTCCAAAAACACCGGTAAAACAATCAATTTCAAAAGATGTTAACAAACAAATTGAATTTTATAAAGAAAGAATTCAATATTTCACAGATAAGGTAAAAGAGTTAGAAGGTGAAAATTCTGAAATTTTTGAAATGATAAGTTTTTATAAAAATGAGTTGGGTAAAATATTTATCTAATTAAAAGATATTTATATAAAAAACTATTATGGCAATTATCAACGAACCAGAAAGAAGTAAATTCTATCAAAAAGTTAGACATTTACTTGGAGCACCTTTAAGATCAGTAGAATTAGAGGATGAAATGATGGACACTCTTTTAGAGTATTCTATTGATGATTATTCACAATACGTACAGGATTGGTTAACCGAATCTCAATGGACATCACTATATAATTTAAATTTAGACACACAATCTTTATCAAGAGCCTTCATTACTAAAAGTTTAGATTTTGAAACTCGTTATACTTACGCATATTCTAAAATTGTTGGTCTACAAGCTGGTGGTGATTGGGAAATTAAAAAAGATTATATACAATTAGTTCCTAACCAACAAATCTATGAAATACCTGCAGGTCGTGAAATAAATGAAGTATTATGGTTTACCCCATCAACACTTAACAATCTTATGTTTGGTTTAGGAGGTTTTGCTGGTGTTGGTATTGGAACTGGCCTTGGTGGTGGTGGTGGACTTGCACAAATTGGTAATATGGCAGGAAGTTATTATTTAACACCGGCTTTTGATACGTTACTAAGAATGCAAGAGGTTAACATACAAAGAAGAATATATGCTGGTGATTTAACATATTATATAACCGCACTTCCTGAAGGTAAAAAAGCATTACACCTTTTAAATACACCTGGAGGTAAATTTGACTTTGGTAACGCAGAATTATCAAAGGGTCAAGTTTGGTATTGGTATTATGACACTTCACAAGGTGACAGAGATAAATGTTTGGCGGATAATCCTGATATCATTTTATTACCTTCAGATGTTCCATTTAATAAAATGTCTTGGGAAAAGTTAAACAATCCGGCACAAATTTGGGTTAGAAGATGGTTTACAGCATATTGTAAAGAAACGTTGGCAAGAGTTAGAGGTAAATTCAGTGGAAATTTAAAAGCACCTGATGGTGATTTACAAATGGATTATGCGTCTTTATCAACCGAGGCTAAAGACGAAAAAACTAAATTAATTGATGAACTTATTGGGGCAGATGGTAGACTCACAAGATTACGTCCTGAAAAAATAATGGAGAGAGAAGCATTGTTGGCAGAAAACCTTAACAAACAATTAAAGTTTAGAGCAATGCCTCGTCAAATATATGTAATTTAATTTTTATGCCAATACATAGAGAATCACCAACAAGAAAAACAGTATTTAGGGGAGGTCGATCAGTTAATTTAAACACCTTCGAAACCATAATTTTAAGTGAGCCTACATATTCCACAAATGGTGAAATTTTAATTATTGTTAAAGATGTCTCACACTGTAAATTAAAACTTAATTCAACAACAACAGATAAAATCACTATTAAATCATTAACAAATTGTACTATTATTCCTGATCTCAACAGAATTGATGAAGATTGGGACGAATTAGAAATTAGTAAAGGTGCTTGTATAGAGTTACAAAATGTTCAGGGAGTATGGTATATACTATCCTCCGATGGTCTCAAACTTGATTAAATCTTCTTTTGGTACATATTTCCACATGACATCATCAGCATTTTTATACATGTGATATGGTGTCTCACCAACACGATTCCAAAATAACATTTCCTCATCTGAAATTTCCATAACGTCTTCTAATTTGTCTTGGTCGCCTTCATCAAATGGTTGTCCGTTAATTAATTCACATTGATCTTTTGTGAAGAATGGTCGGTCTTCTGGATTCTTAACCAACAATCCATTTCTTACTTCTTGTTTAAACACAACAAGTAATGGTTCTACACGTTTATTAAAAGTCGCAATTGCTCTTTGAATATTATATTGACCTTTCATTGTCGGGTTATTTTCTAAATCAGATGGCTCAATTCGGTAACAATTTAGTTGGATAACTGAATCGGTACTACTAAGTCGATAGGCGAAATCTGTTGGTATTCCGGTATTTGCCTCCTTGTTTTTAGCATCACTACGTACCCAGTTATCTTCCGACCAAGATTTTTCCCAACCATTGTTAAGTAAAAATTTTTCTTTCTGTTTGTAATCTAAATTACTTTTTAAACTATCCGAAAAAAACAAATCAATTTGTTCTTGTGACCAACCTTTCTTTGGTTTATTAACTTTTTGAACGTCTCCGTGTGATGCTTTCGATCCATTATTAACATAAAATATTACATCACCAAGATTTACATTTAACCCCTCTTTGATTGCCAATTCCATGTGTGCTTGTCTAGACATTAAACTTCCCGCCTTTGTTGTTTGCTTACTACGAATTATATAATCATCGATGGTTTGTTTTACTTTTGCTTTGTTTGCAATATCCATCAAAGGAATTTGAAGGTCAAATATCTGTTGGACGTATTCATAATACCACTCGACAAACTCTTGTCCTTTACCATCAAGAAGTAATTTAATTCCTTTATCCAAAAACTTCTCAATATAGATTGGCATTTTTTTAGATTTGATTGAGTTACCTGTAAGTTTGATTTTACCTTTTGCCGTAATCAAAGCGTAATTCTTACGAGCCAAGTTAATACACGCAGGCCATTGTCCGTCAGTATCAAGAGCCATCTCACCTCTCATCGCAAGATCGTTAAACTCCATTACATCAGCCTCTTCACCAATATATTCTTTACCATCAACAACTTTCCAATTCAGACCTTTACCAACATAACGTCTTTCTTCCACACCTTCAGGAACCGAAAAGTTAATACCATCCGTGTCCATCACAAGAGGTGTATATCCACGATCCATAAAAAAGTTAATCATCATTCGAAGATACTGACGACCTGTGCAAGTAATCATTTCACCCTTATCCATATCACCCCAATGAAATACCTGTGGGGCTGAAAGGGCACCGAACATCGAGTTAATGAAGATCTTAATCGGTAATTGTTTACGGTCATAAGATGTTGATTTCTTTTTATCAATAGAGGCATATTCTTCGGCGAGTTGTTTGTATTTGATACGACTATTTCTAAAATAAGTTAAAAGACCTTTCATTGCACCTGTCACATCACAATCAGGAAACACATCGTGAACCAACTGAATGGAGGGGTATAGAGACGAGTAGTCGAGTTTTAATACATTCTTTGAGTATCCTGTTCTAATCAAACGAGAAAGTCCTCCCACGAAGTTCCCCTTATCGTTTTTGGCTGGTATTGCAAGATTATGTTTATAAGACCAAGCCAACATTAACATTTTCCATAATGTTGCCGTTCCCATTGTTGAAACCCTTTCATATGTTGTTGGAAGAAGGGACGCCAACAAAAATGATCCTTGATTGAATTCTTCGTCAACCAAAAGGGTTTCTTCCAAGTCATCGTCCAAGTAACGCTCAATAATATTATCTCCCGTTGTTTTAATATAAATGTTTGAATGTCGTTCACACACATCATCAACTTTGGAGTCTGTGCCAACTTTTTTATATTTTCCATTTTCAATATTCAACCAGTAATCTTCTTTATCTCGATACATTGATCCAATTTTGTCGTGATCAACATATACACGATCGGGAGCTTCTGCTTCGATATATTTTGTGATATATTTAAGACCCGCTTCTTTAATGTTTGAATTAATTGCTTGTGCTCTACGAACTGAATGTAAGATATCAATAATGTTATAACCCCACATTTGAGTTTGATTAAACTTTTCAACCTCATTTGCCAATTTCAACATAGAATCTTTTTGTGAGATTGATTTGTTTGGGTTTAAAGACTTGGCAATTTTTTTAATATCAAGATTTAAAATCTTACATCTTTCATATATCCAATGCCAGTCAAAGTTAAATGAGTTATATCCCGAGATAATTGATGGTTTTATGTCGTCAATTATTTGAAAAAACTCTGTTAATCCCCTTCTTTCTTCATCGGCATTTGTGCATTCAATTACTTTTTTAAACCCTTTATTTGTTTTAATTCCGATCATAAAGATCCTACCATCTTTTGGTTCTAAAGATGTGGTCTCAAGGTCAAATACCATTCTAAGAATATCATTATATTCTTCAAACCCTTTGAATAATCTTTTTTCTTTTGAAATTAGATATTGTTCGACTGGAGGTAATATCATTAACAAATCTTTAACATTTTCACCCCAAGGATCAACTCCGCCTTCTCTAAAAAACTGAATAAGGTTTCTATAACCTTTAACAGATTTAACCATAAATGTAAGTCCTCGTTTTAAACGATCATTATTTTCGGTTTTTAATTTTTCTATAATAATACCATGTTTTGTCATGGCCTCTTTTTGTAATCCTTTTGATGATGAATAAAAGTTTAGACCACGAAGATCACCAACCCAAGCGAATGAAATTAAGGTGTCCTTTTGAATTTCTTTTCCTTTACCAGGAACTTCTTTTATTTTGAATATTTTGTCTGTGACGTAATCGTATTCGACCGAAACGATATATTTTTCTGGATCATTTCCTTCTAGGAAATTTTTTATTTCTTCTTGTGATATCATAATTATTTACTTTTGGTGTATTAGCTACCGAATTAGGTCGGCATTTACCTTCGTAAATAAATATAGTTTTTGTTTTGTTTTATATCAACTATGTTTTTGAAAATATTTTGATATTCGTTGACTTAATCTAACTCTTGGGTCACTTTCATTTCTACCTAAAACGCCATAAGGTAATATAAAACCAAAACTTAAAAACACCCTTCTTGAATTAAACTCTTCGGTCCAATGTTTATATAACGAAGCTTCAAAACAGTATAGGTCTTTTTGTTCTATTACAGGTGAAGAATCATCTATAAAAATTTTATAATCTTCCGATAACACACTAATGTTGCATTTGTAGTTTATGTAACCATCAATTGATGCATCATAATGGGGTTGTATTTTACCACCCTTATTCATATCTACCGCCTGAATAAAGATATTATCTTTTGGGTAATTAAATTCTTCTGAGATCCTGTCTATAATTTTATAAATAAAACTTGGTAATATGTCTTTAGATACGTCAGATATTGATTGGAATTTTGTGATGTAATTAGTTAGTGGGGTATTTGATATATCAAACATATACGATTTACCGTTTAGGTCTTTGGATAATTCTGTTAAGTGGTGATTACTATCATTTCCGGTATGGTTAATAGATTCAACCCAATCAACAATTAGATTAACTTCATCATCACTGATGAAATTTTTTACTATTTTATGATTTTCAGACCCCATTTATTAAGAAATTCTTTTGGACCAATTTCTAATTCCATAATAGATAAGTTTTTCTTTGCGTAAATAGAGTTCATTTTTTCTTCAGATCCTGCCATGGTACAAAACCAATGTGTTGCAGGTTCTACACCTGTTGATGAACAAGGTATTTTCATAACATTTTTATTTATCCAACCTTCTCTTACTTGTTCTACCTTATCGTTTTCTGTTAAAATACAAATTCTCATATTATTTATTTTTTAGTCATTTTAATTTATGCTGGTGTTGTTGTTGTTCTTTCCCCATACGCAACTATACCCGATACTGTATTTACAATTGTAAACTTATAAATATACAATGTATTTCTAGCACCATTAGTCCATGATTTAGTCCATATTTGAGGAACTCCATCTATTTTAAACCCTGTTATTTTCCAAGTATTTCCCGATATATCAGCATTTGACGCAATTATCTTTATAGATGTCGAACAACCATCAGGTAAATCAAAATTTGTTAAATTAACTATCCAATCCGATGTTGCATCAACCCCAAAATGAACAAATGTTGTTCCAATAGAACAATCATAATTTACAGTACCAGATGGTGATGGTAAATTTGTTATCGCTCCTGTTATGTTTGGAGAATATATTGATCCTGTTATAGTTAATCTATCTGCATTTATAAATTGAAAATAATCAATAGAGTTAGTATTAGTCCCCGTAAGAGATGAATTTGGTTTATCATAGATGGTATTAATAATTGAATAAATACCCGCAACGCTAATGGGTGCAACATTATTACCTGCCTGAACAAGAACTTGACTATTAAGCAAAGTTAAAGTTGTTGCGGAATTAGTAATAGTTATAGCATTTCCACCTAAAGCTGTTACAATACAATCAACTATAGCTAGATTACCCGCGCTAGCGGAAGGTGTAACAACACTATTACATCCTTTTACAATGACTTGTGCTGAATCGTTACTTACTGATACAGCAACATTTTTATTACCGTTGATAATAGTGATACCTGCACCATAAATTTGAATACCTGAAGTACATTGCATTTCTGTATTAATAATCTCTACATAACCACTAGAAGATTTAGTAACTTGAGTATCAACAGTACAATTGCTTATATAAGCCTGTGCGGTTCCACTAATGACAAGCTTAGACATCCTCAAACCCGAAATACGAGAACCTGAACCTAATGAACCAATAGTTAAAGTTCCCGATAAAAGAGTATTTGCACCCGTTAACTCGGTTGTAGCTATTGTGGTATTACCACTTGCAACCGTAACATTTTCATTATAACCGCCTGGATGAACAATAATTGTTTTACGAGACCCTGTCAATAAAGTCAATGCGTAAGTAATAGTTGCAACAGGATTAAGCAAACTACCATCGCCTGTAGTGTCGTTTCCATCTATTTGACTTACGTGTATCTCAGATTGAAAATTTGACGAAACATTATAATATGTTGTTGCCGATATAGTATTCGTGGTTAAATCACCATTTATGGTTTGTCCCGATACGTTATTTACAATATATTTTGTTGCCATTTTATTTTTTTAATTTATTTAGTCAATTGGTAATCCGGACATATAATTAACAGTAATATTGTTCCACCCAATACCATATTCATATTTCATGACTTTATCAACAACGACATACGACTCAAATTGTGTTGTACCGGAACTAACATCAGAATTAATAAAAATACCACTTAAAAAATACACATCATTTGTGGTGTTTCCAGTTGTTGCTGCTGGTAAATTTGCGATTATATAATCATACGCTGAATCCCTAATAGTTTCTGTGGCAAATATCATTTGATTATTATAAATCTCTTCAGAAGTACCTGTAAAACCTGATAATACATTTTTATACGGCCATAAAATATCAGTCAATTTCCAAAAAGAATAATTTTCATTATTAAAAGGTGCGTTATTTTGATCTGGAGGTGAGCTTAGTTGATTTACAACTTGGTCAATTGCTCCCGCAACGGCACCACAGGTATTATCGGTTAAACTATTTGCTTTACCTCTTCTTAACATTCTACCTGAACGACCATCTTCAGTAACACCAATGTGTGGCATACTTGTAACAAACAAAGTTCCACCAAGAGTTGTTGCTACGTGACTTGCAAATGCTCCAAATCCAACACTACCAACAAACGGATAACCTGCTAGTCCTCCTGATTGAAATGGTCCTAAGAAAGAATTAATACTTGTTGGCCATCCACCGATATTTCCGGGTAAATATGCAGCATCAACATCATCAGAACAAATACCTTCAGCTAAAACAATATCAGTTGATGATATTCCTTCATTTGTAATATATTCTGTTGTATATGTTCCCCACACTTCAGATAATACGGCTCCTGAAAATGGTTGGGCTCCTCCGTCAACGGTAACCGCTCTTACTGTTTGAGTATATGCGCTCTGACCTGTTAACGGTGCTGGTACAACTATTTCGTATATTCTATCATATAATTGAACGTCTAATTCGTATGTTCCGTAAGGATAAACCGAAATATTATTAAATGGTATTACTTCAGATCCTAAATTAATAGTTCCACCAGTTGTGGGTAAAAAAGTAACGTTTGCCGTTAGTCCTGATAAATTTGTACTTGTTATTCTAATTCCTTGTATCATTTTTTTTTGTTTTTTTGTTTATTATTTATAATAAATATTGTGTTATTTATTTTTTATATTACTAACCCATAATTTAAATCGTCTTCAGGTATATCTAAAACAACAATATCGTTAATATAAACTATTAGTCCATAATTCAAATCATTTTCTGGTATGTCTAACGCATTTAACCCACCTAGACAAGGAGCCTCAGTTAATGTTTCTATTGTTAAAACATCTAATTCATCGTAATATGATAATCTGTTATCTCCATTTTTATTTTTGAATACATTAACTGTTGTGATATCATATAACATACCTGTACTTAAACAAACATTATTAACTTGGGTATTAACAATATTCCATTGGAATGAATCACCAATTGTGTTATTGTAAAAGTTATCGGAAATAGTATTATTGTAGAAATATTCACCGATGGTATTATCTATAAAATTATTTCCGATTCTATTTCCTTGAGGTGAGGCCCCACCAAAACCAAATCCATCTTGTACCTCATTAGAATTGAAATAAGTCCCTATTGTGTTGTAAGAAAATGATCCGTAACAAGTATTAAATGAAAAATCATCACCGATATTGTTATGTGTCGTTATACCACTAAAAATATTAGGTGAACACTCAAATCCTATATTATTATATCCAAACTCACCTAATATCTCATTAGCTTTAAAATTTGTTTTAAGTTGGTTACTCCAAAAATTACCTTGAATATCGTTACCCTTAAAATTATTCATAATTTGGTTGTTCTCAAAAGTAAGACCTAAGTTGTTAACTCCACCAATTGTGTTTGTGTTAAAACCATTTAATATTGAATTTTTTATAAAAGCACAATATATGTCATTATTGTAAAAATCGTTTAAAATATTGTTACTTAAAAAATTAAATTTAATTGTATTACTTTCAAAATAGGTCCCAATTATATTACCCCTAAAAGCAGTACCCCCAATATTTCCGTTTTCTCCAATAGTATTATTATAAAAATTGAATCCAATATTATTTTCGTAGAACTCTGAATATACCGTATTACCATTATATCCATTATCAATTAAATTACGATAAAATCGTGAATAACTTTGATTACCATTATACCCATTACCAATATCATTATTATAAAACTGATCATAAATTTTATTATTATTAAACTGATTTCCTATTTCATTATTTTGAAAATCCCAAAGGAAATTCTCCCAAACATTATTCCTAAAATCATTTCCAATATTGTTTCTATAAAAAGAACCACCCACTAAAGTATTATTATAAAAATCACTACCAATTCTATTATTATTGAAATTTGATGTAATAAAATTGTTATTAAAATTTTCCCCAATTATATTACCGTCAAAATCATCATTTGTTGAGTTATTATAAAATCCATCTCCAATTTGATTGCTATCACAATCATCATTGAATGTGTTATTATAAGAACCGTTACCAATAGTATTATTTGTGTATTCCCCTGTAATAAAAACATTGTTTGCGAGTAAAAAATCCCCAGTACCAAATTCTAAATGTAGGTTAGAATAGTTACCAATATAGTTATTAACCGCCCCACTTTCATCAATAGCATCACCAAATGTTGTATATTCAAAAACTTGGTCTTGTCTTACATTAGGTTGGTAATAAGTCATTTTACCATCATTAATTCCAAAAGAATAATTTGAGTTGGTAGTTTCACTTATTGTTACACCTGATATAATCGCTAAAGAAGCACTCACAATAGACACAACTTCAAAAAATGAAGGATTTAAATTTCGTACTGAAACAATTGCTCCAGTAAATAAACTTAAGTTAAATGTTGTACCCGTATTACCATATAACACACCTGTTGTTCCTGTTATACCACTTATCCCAACAAGACCATCTAAAACAGATCCAGGTCCTTCATTATAGTAATATCCATTATATCTTTTAAATAAAATACTTCTGTTATCATAATCAGTTCTATTATTAAAGTTATCAATTCTTTCAGTGATTCTACCTTTTGCAGGGCTACTCGTGATTTCAGTGGTATTCCAAGTTATATCGTATGTTATTTTATCTTGAGGGTATAATGTAGAATATACCGTAGGTGAAAACCTGTTTGTAGATATTGCCAATAATAATATAGGTTCTGTTGTTCCTGTTTTATAGTTACCCGTTGTGATAGGATTTTTTAAATTATCATAGTTTGGTTGGTCATAACAAGTTTGATAATCAGTCATCAAGTAAAACCTACCAGGTGTTAATACACCGGCACCCGCTTCCGCAACAAACTGTGAATATGTTCCTTCGTTATAAGTGATCGAAGAAAATGTAATATGATAAGTACTCCCAATATATTGTACCGGAATTAAAGTATCGTTTGTTGGGAATTGTAGGTATGATAATTCCCCAATTGTTTTTCCTGTTAATGCCATAATTTGTTTTTTATTATATAAATAGTTTAAAGTTTTATATTGGATCTACAAATTCTAAATATTCTTCGTCACCAATAATTAAATATTCATCATTACCAACAATTAACGGGTTTATTAACTCTTGAGGTGGTGGATCAACAAACATTAAATATTCATTTTCACCAACATTAATATATTCATCATTTTCGGTTATTATTGGATCAATTAATACATCAACAGCCGGTGTTTGAGTTGGTGTTGGAGTTGGAGTTGGTGTTGCACTACTTGTCGGTATTGGTGTATTTGTTGGTGTTGGTGTTGGTGTTACTGTTGGTGTTACTGTTGGTGTTACTGTTGGTGTTGGTGTTGGTGTGTTAGTAGGAGTATTTGTTGGTGTTTGACTTAAAACAGGGTAAGGGGTTGGTGTTGGTGTATTAGTCGGAAATGGTGTGGTACAACAATTATAATTTAACACATAACAATTATTGTAAGGTAAAGTGTCCGACAAATAACTTTCAGTAATATTGATAAACAATTGTTCTCTAATTGGTAAAACCAATGTTCCCGTTTCATTTATAAATAAAAATTGTCCTTCATACCTACCAACTCTACTTGTGTCTTGTGGTGTGAATCGGTAATAAACATAGTATTCAGGAGATGCGTTTGGGTTAACTTCTGTTTTTTCAACAAAACTTGCGACATGTGTATATATTTTTGGAATACCTGTTTGGGTATCTACCATAGAAAAAAAAATGGAAGAAGTCTCAATAAAAGACATCATTGACTGATAGTCTTCTATACCATCTTTTACAACCTGTAATTTTAAAAGAGGAAGTGTTGAGTTTTGACCTATAGTAAATTCCATCTATACTTTCTTTATAAATACCTTAGTTGTGATTTTAGTTAAGGACAAACACCACCAACACAGTTGTTATTTCCGCCAGTTACAGATATATAATCATATACTTGTTGTTGATGTTGTTGTTGGAGATATTGTTGAAGTTGTTGTAACAGGAGGAATTGGTGGTGGAGGTATTGGTTGTGATTTACAACAAGGATAATCCACAATATAACAACTTTGAAAATCAAAATCATCAATTACAAAACTATCCGTTACATTTATATAAATTTCTTGATTTAAAGGTAAAACCAAAACTCCAGTATCATTTCTAAATAAAAATTGACCTTTATATCTTGCGGTTTGTTTTGTGTCAAATGGTGTAAACTGATAATAAACATAATATTGGTCTTCTTCGTTGGCATTTAATTTTTCTTTTTTCATTATGCCAGCCGGTCTTGTTGTGATTTTTGGAATACCTGTTTCGGTATTTACCATAGAAAAAAATATATCGGTTTCTTCTAAAAACCGCATAGATCTATCGTAGTCAGATCTTCCATCTTTAATTACATTAATTTTTAATATTGGAAGAGTAGAATTTTTCTTAATAAAGAACTCCATTTAATCTTTATTAATAAATACTTGAATTAAAATTCTTTTCTTAAACTACCTTCGTAAAAGTCAAATCGATTATGTTCAGTTGGTGTCATAAGTAGAACACCAGCATGAATTCGTCCCTTAATTGTTTCTTTATAACAATGAGACATAAGAGTCTGTTCGTAAGGAAATTGAAATTTTGTTTCTATATAACATTTGTAATTTCCTTCTTTTGATAGAAGAATTGGCCAGTTAGATAGATATATTTCTCCTGTGGCATAAGGTATACCTTCGTAGGATTTTATGTTTTTAAACTCTAAACTTGGTGAATCAGGATCTTGACCATTTCGTGGTAGATTTTGATTCATAGGCCAATGTGTTTTTCTAAACTCTTGATCCACATTATACCAAGACCATTGTTTTTCGTGACTACCATAAAATTCTGTAAAGTTTAATTTTAAAAAGTCAAAATCTTCTTTTTTGAATATTTGAAAAACTTTTCTATATAAATTTTTTGTTTTTCTATTAAAACCATTTTTACAAGTGTCGTCTGAACCATTATAGAAAAACATATCGTCTTCATAAAAATAATAGTAATCCATATCAGATTCGTGGAAGTGTTCTGCAACAAAAACTCTTCCTCCTGTAATTCCAATATTATCCTTTTTAATGTGTTCAAAACCATATTGTTCACACAATTCTTTATATCTCGGAGTAGTTGAAAGATCTGTAGAATTATCTAACAAAAACTTTTTTGTTTTATTGATAAAATCTGAATCATATTCTAACATAGAAGTTATTAATGTTTCAAATTGTTTTGGACTATTAAATGTAATAACATATAAACCAACATCACCTGTTTTATTTTTTTTGACTTTATAATTTTTCTTTAAAGTTTTAACCTCTGCAGTATCGTTCTTAACATCTTCAAAAAACTTATAAACCAAACCATTTGATTCAATTTCAACATAATCGGTAATTGTTGGATTGTTATAAAGTAGAATTGAAAACAAACTTTCTTCCGTTCCCATTAAACCTTTTTGTAATGTTGATTTAATAAGATTGTAATACAGAGTATTCATCTGACGAATAAGTTCTTTTGTTCCACCAAAAAAACCACCACGACAAACTTTGTCAACTCTTGTTCCCGTTATTTCGGTCATCTTATCGATGTTGAACCCATGTATTTCACGATCCGCTTGATATGGAAAACAAATAAATAAAAAGTTATCAGATAATTTATCTATCTTACCTAAAACCTTGTCGTGAGTTAAATAACCCATATGAACGGTGTTTGCTAAACCAGCATCAATCCAATAAAGTTTTTCTGAATCAAATTTATCCAAAAGAACCGCATCGTGTAAGATAAACATTTTTGACATAACCAGTGAGTTATACATTTCTAATTTTGCTTGTGTTGAATCTTTTAACCAACCGGCCAAATTATACCATTTTGGATTATTTCTAATGTTTTGGATTTGATCGAAAAATTCATTATTTCTAAACCAACTTAGGTCTCTTAAAATAAATTGTGTGTTTTCTTCATTTCTTCTTTCTGAAACAAATTTTTCTAGTTCTTTGTCTCCGAAAATTATCATATTACAATCAACTTGTAATAGTTGTTCAAATTTATTTAAGTAATGATCAAAAGACCTCGACCATCCTTCAGAAAGATTCCCTCTTCCAATATCCCATAAACCAGTTACTAATGTTATCATTTTTTAATTTAAGTTTTCTAAAATTTTATAAAAACTTTTTTCTGTTTTTGTTAATTCTAAAAGATCGACACCAGGTATAATATCTTCTTCGTGCCACCAAATATCAAAATATAAAGAAGTGAATAAGTCTTGATTATTGTAATATAAAAGTGACATAATATTTTCTTCTAAATAAAGTTCGTTTTCATTTACCAACACTTCATTTATTTTTTCAGTAAATAAATCACAAAATGTTTTCATTATATCTTTTTTACCACCAAAAAAACCGCCAATTATATGTCGATCACTATTATATTTAGAATAATATTTTTTTGGTAATGTTGTAGACCAATAATTTCTTTTGTTGTCTTTAGCACAAACAACAATTTTATCCTCTGTAAAATCTATTAGATTATTTAAAAAGTTGTTATTAAAAAGTGAAGACTCAAAATATTTTTCCCAATATCCTTTTGTTTGGTCTAAATATTTGAAAGGTATTAAACCTGTATGTGAAAGTCCTGCATCAAACCAATATAAATGTTTTACATCATCAGTTAATTCATTCAAACACCAAATAAACTTTGAGTATTGAATTTCATAGCATCTATCTTTTAATACTTTACTTGACACATCTTTTATTCTTTGGATGTGTTTGTGAAAATCACATCTTTGTAAATCAAATGTTTTAAATATTATTTGATTTTCATTAAAGTTATTTTGAACATAAAAAAAATCTTTCAGAATATCTATTTCACTAATACTTGTATAACAAACAAAAGTCGCGTTAGACATTTTTAATAAGCTTCGAAGTGAATTTAAATAATGTCCTTGACGACTATCTCTACCCCCTAATTTAGTGTTGTATAAGTTTGAGTATATTGCTGTGACAATTTTTATCATAAATTTCCAATAATTCTTTCACACCAATCTTTCGAAACGGAATGTGGCCAAACCACCCAATACGAAGGAATTTCTGTTGTATTAAACTCTCTCCATATTTTTCCGTAACCATCAGGATCATTTTTAATTCTTAAAATTTCGTTGGCGTCTGCGTCTTGTCTAAATAGTGTTTTATGTTCTTTATCGTGAAATGCAACAACCCAAAAATCATAATCAGTTTCAGGAACACGATTTAGATCTAAATCAATACAATGTTTGAATATGGTTGAAAATGAATTTCTCCATTCTTCTTCGGTTTTATAATCGTATGTGTTTGGTGGGTATTTTTTATCTATTGTTTCTTGTTGAATACCTCTTGTCTCAAACAATACGCCAGCATATTTTTCATAATCTCTTATGGTTCTTTCTGTTCCAAACCATTCTGAGTAATCTCCATTATATTTTTCACCATCAACACCAAGTAATTGTCTGTTTTTAATATGACATGCGGTGTTTTTCTTATGCCATTCTTTATCTATGTCCCATTGTTTAATTCTTCCTTTTCTTGTGTATTCATGCCAAATAACAACTTTATGTGGGTGAAATAAATCGTATCCGTGAGTATATGCCCTCACAGTGATTGAAATTTCTTCTCCGTGAAAATAAAATTCAGGATCGTGTTGAACTTCAGTTGAAAATTGTCCTAATGTAAAACAAAAGTGAGCAGAATAAAATCTTGCTGTCACAGGTTCTTTAAGTTCTTTCCATCCAGGAATAACTTCAGGTAAAAAGAATACAACACCTTCAGGTGTAAATCTATCAAAAGCCATTCTCCACGGCTCGGTAACTCTTCCTTGTGGGTCGTTTTCCGGATCAAAAGATGAAACATATCCTGTTAACAAAGGTTTTTTATGTCCTTTCTTTTGGAGTTGTTTAATCATCTTAATAAGAGTATCATCCCAATCTTTTTCAAATCTCATATGGGAATCAATTTGTAATGTATATTTTTCATTACCATACAATTGTTGAACTTGATGTCTTGCCCAACAAACACCTTTTGATTCAACATCTAAGACATCAATAATTTTAAATCTTTTGTCATTTCTGAACTCGTCTATGTTAAATTCATCTTCGGAATTAAACTGATTACAAATTCCAATTCTTAGATTATTTGGATATTTGGCGTTATTTAAAAGATCATTAATAGTTGGTACTAATTGAGGATCTCTAAACGATGCTATTTGAACAAATATAGTATTCATTTTATTTTATTTTTTAAAAAATATAGTAGTAATAAAAAAAATATAAACCGAATAAACACTAAAGTATTTTAGAACTTTTTTTTAAATTTTCTGTGGCCCACATAGGTTGTAAATTAGTATAGTGAGATAATTTATATACTTCTTCTTTGGTTTTTGCAGATGATAGTGGAATTCTGTGATCTATGTGCCACCCATCAATGCCGTGGTTTTCCCAAGACATACCTTCCACAAATAGATTTTCAAGATATTTTTTTAAATTTTCTGGAGAACAACCAACAATATCAAATGTTTTATTAGTTTTTGTGTAATTTTTTAGTTTTACAAAATTTACTAATCTTGATCTCATAATACAAGAAAGTTTGAAATTTATATCATTTTTTTTCTTTATGTTAGCATATTTTGTATTTCTTTTTATTTCCTTATCTTTGTTCAACTCATAATACTTTTTTTTACTTATGATAATTTTTTCCATATTATTTAATTTCCAATTCAACTTACGTTCGTTTTCCCTATCTTTGTTTTGAATAGCGTATTTTTTTTTACAAGCTTTACAAACATATTGACGCCCGTATTTATCACCTCCTTTGTGATATTCTGTTAGTGGTTTTTCTTCATAACATTTTGTACATTTTTTAGAAATCATAAAACATATTGTTAAAAAATTTATTAAATTAAGGTCCTTCGTATAAATAAATTGAGGCATCTTGGAATAAGAATACTTCAAACCCTTCAAATAATTTTCCATAAATTTCACCACAAGTAAGAAGAAATATTTTTTCACAACCCAACGAGTCAATAATTTTTAATATTATCGGTGTTGATGTGTCCAATGGTGGTGGAACAATAAAAGTTACTGGAGGTGTAATGAAGGTAGAACCCGATACCAAATAACAATATGTGATTGTTTGATCACAAACGTATATATCATATGGGGGTGTTCCTGATATTGAAGTAATTTGAATTATATTTGACATATAACATAAATACCAAATTAAAATATTTCTAAAATCTATAAATTAATTAAAGACCAAATCTTGATTTATTGGCATTCCACAAAGAACTAATTTGTTGTGAATCTAAAGACTTATCATATATACCAACAATTGATAAAAATCCACCCCAATATTCATTTAAGTCCCATCTTCTCATTAATACTATTCCCGAATTGCCAGAAGTTGGTGTACTAACAATATTAACACTAAAAATTAATGAGTTATCAACATATAAATTAAGATTTGATCCATCATAAGTACCAACAATAAAATGCCAACCAGGTGTTAATATATAACCTACCGGTGTAAGATTCCAAGAACCATTAAAAAACCCTGTTTGTAAATTAGGACTTGTATCACTTCCGTTTCCTAACATATAATTGATGGCGGTCGGAAATACTTCTGAAACAATACATGGTGACCCACCAATATTTGTTCCATTATAATTCTGCCAAACGCTAATTGACCAAGTATTTAAAGATGGTAAACTTGTATTACATTGTGCATATTGCGATGAAGAAGTTTGGAAATCTAAAAACCCACCAAACCCACCACCATAGTTAGGCCCATTAATTAAATTAAATATTTTTCCACCTACAGTATCAGTCCAAACACTTCCTGTTCCAGGATAACTTGTCGGATCACCCGCATCTAAATATAAAACAGGTGATATGTATGAGTTCCAATATCCATTTGATGTTAGTGCCGCAGACGCATCTTTGGCGTTAGTATATGTTGTATTTAGTAATTTATTTGTAATACTAATAAATTCACTATCATTAAAACCATTTGTTTTAAAAAATCCAACTGAAGCTGTTTGTCCAAAAACAGGTGTTGGTTGACTATTATCGGGTACAGGTTGTGCGATTACATAACCCAATTCTTCATCAGGACCATTCCACCATTGTAGTCCCGTGGCATCAAAACCCGAAGTTGGGTAACCTACGGCCAAATTACCAACTTGTATTGTTCCTGAAATTGTTGATCCCGTATTAAAAGCAAATGGTCTTGCAGATGACATAATTCTTTTTTCATAAATACTTCATTTATCAGTATTTTACTATTATTTTTTAATATGGATAAAATCAAACTTTTATATCTCACACCCCACCTTTCAACAGGAGGAATGCCACAATTCACATTAAAAAGAATTGAATCCCTTCAAAAATACAAAGATCAAATTGAAATATTTTTAGTTGAGTATTCACAATTCAGTGACACATATGTTGTTCAAAGAAATAAAATAATTGAGTTATTAGATGAAAATCATTTTTTTACGTTAGGGTTATCCACAGAAAAAGATAAAAAATATGATTTAATAAAAATCATTAATGAAAATAAAATTGATATTGTTCACGCAGAAGAAATACCAGAAGCGTTTGAAAGTTTTAATAAAATACCAAAAGACATATTAAACCAATTATATTCAAACAAAAGAACTTGGAAAATTGTTGAGACCTGTCATAATGTTTGGTATGATGCCAACACATTAAAAAAATTACATCCCGATTATTATTCTTTAATAACACCTTATCATCAAGTTTCACAATTTAATACTACACCATCACCAAAAAAATTATTGACGTTCCCTTACGAAGAAAAACAAGTTTCACTTTTAAAAAAATTTGAATCAAGACAACAATTAAAAATTGATGAAACAAAAACCCATATATTAAATGTTGGTTTATGGACGGAAGGGAAAAATCAAAAAGAAGGAATTGAAATAGCAAGATTATTACAAGACACAAATCCGAATTTACATTTTCATTTTATTGGAAATCAAGCTCCAAACTTTGAAAGTTATTGGAAACCAATAATGGAAGACCTACCAAAAAATGTTACAATATGGGGCGAAAGAGATGATGTTGATTTGTTTATGGAGTCTTGTGATGTTTTGATGTTTAACTCAATTTTCGAATGTAATCCTTTGGTTGTTAGAGAAGCGATCAATTATAAAATGAAAATTTTAACAAGAAACCTTCCACAATATATGGGAATGTTTGACTCATTTATTAAACCAATAGAAGGAGACATAACTAAAATTTCAAATGATTTGTTGGATCTAATTAATTCAAACCAAAATTATGAAATTGAATATCAAACAGATTTTGGGGACGAGTTATTGAATTTTTATAAAAAAATTATGGATACACCAATAATTTATAATGAACCGATTAAAAACGATTATACTTTCAAACAACACTTTGTTGTCAATCCATTTTTTGAAATTTTGGGAGAAAGTGATAGTTTATTTAACATAAAGTTATTTGACCAAAATAATTTGATATATGAAAATAATTTGCCAATTAATAGTTGGGTTAAATTAAACAGAGAATATTATACAAAATGGAGAACCGAAGTTTATGAAAATGGTGAGTTGATTTATAATGATATATTAAATTTGAAAAACAAAAGAGTTTATATTTCATTTGGATCAAAATCGTTGGGTGATACTTTGGCTTGGATTCCTTACTGCGAAGAGTTTAGAAAAAAACATAACTGCGAACTTATTGTTTCAA